TTTCCCTCCTTGGACACGATTTATCTCAGGAGGGAATCTATCGGAGAAGTATCCGCTACTTAGCGAGGTACCCATTTTTAACCAACCACTCCCTAGTTAAAGGTGTGGGTTCGTAATCGGACCACATAGTCCCTTTAGCACAAGACTTAAGTGCTTTTTGAGTCATACCCTCAGTCTTACCTGCCCAAGTTGCTTCCTTTTCCCAAGGAATTGCTTTAGGCATATGTTTGTATGTCCTTGTTGCCATTTCGGCCCACAGTGGAGGCACTGCTTCCTCAGGCATAATAATAGCAATCATACTATTATTAATGGTGCCTGCCATACAATCTTGTGCAGCGTGCCATCCTTCATGACGCATCACACTCATAAGTGTAGATGGCCGACCCATGTATGCGTCATTAAGGTAGAAATTATTGCTTACAGTATGATACACTCCACGGTGTCCTACTGGAAAATACTTTTCGGGTGCAATGTATACCTTAACACCTACTTTGTGTAGGGAGATAAGCATACTATGCAATTCATTTTGAATTGAGTCATATCGAGAAGGATTATCATACCTTGAAGAGATGGTATATACTGACAATACTTCTTCTACTCCTTCTTTGCATTCTTGTAAAAGAATACATCCCAAAGAATGATTTGTGTAGTAATCACTCTCCTTTAGTGGTGCCGTTTTACCTACTGATACCCAAGTAGCTACTCCAAGAGCAATACCCAGTCCAAAAGCACTCGCCCATTTCCTTTTCATAATCGATTTCCATCTGGTTTACTAATCCATTGCACTACACCTTCTTCGATATGTAAAGTTATTCTAGGATATGGGGCATATTTACAATCCCATTTCGATGGATAAACAGTTACGTCTGAAGTGACATAATAAGGTGTTATCTTACCATGATTACCATTTTTGACAGTCCTTACGGTGCTATCATCAATAAAATCATGTGTCCCGCTATAATCTATTCTAAACAATCTTCCTGATGGGTCTAACCAATACTCACCCAATAGACCATGAAGGTCTTTAGTTTGCAACTCTCGTCGATAGAAACCTGCACCTAAATCATAAAAACATCGTATTGTGTCAAACATCCCCATAATTAGTATTTCTCCATAGAATAACTTAGTGTGCAGCGTGGACCAAAGCACTGAGGGTCGTGATACGTTCCCTCTGGAATATGTATAGCATCTCCAGGCTCAAGAGTATACTGCTCACCACTATCAAATGTATATCTAACATCACCCTTTACACTGACAATAACAACATCTACATCGTCATTATGTCTGCCAAATGTTGACGTTTTGGAGAATGAAATATAGGTATCCAGACGATTCATAAAGAATGTGGAATAAACCAATTCTGATATACCTATGAAGGATTCTGGTTGATAGAATCCTTCAGTAACAATCGTAGGAATCATACCTTCTTTAGGGTCATTGGCATATCCCCAATAACCTGCATGAACATCATGGTCCAATTTGTCTAGGCAATCATCCCATGATATCCTACTAATCAGTTGTGGTGGTGCCCACTGTTTCAGATAACATGGCGATCGTTGCATTGTAGTCTTTGTCAAATAGGTCAAGTCCTGAGTCAGTCAAGACATGCTTATACATTTTATCAAAAATGGCAGGTGGCATAGTAACCACTTCAGCACCATTATAGAAGCATCGAGATACCTTATATACATCACGAAGTGATGCTGCTAGCACTTGAGTCTTCACACCTTGGATACGGAAAGTCTCAGAAATGCTTCTGATAAGCTCCAGACCAGATACACTATTGTCATCGTATCTACCAACAAAAGGCGAAACGTAATAGGCACCCGCCTTAGCGGATAGAATTGCTTGGGCAAGACTGAAGATGAGAGTAACATTAACTCTTACGCCACGATTATTCAAATCATAACACAACCGCAGTCCATCTGGTGTGCAAGGCACCTTAATAGTTGTTTGTCTGTTACCAAACTTATCAACTAGACGATACGCTTCCTCTTTCATCTCCTCGTAACTACCGACGACTTCCATAGAAATGTCGGGGATATTCATATCTACCAATCGCTGATAGACATCCTCAGGGTCGAGACCTGACTTCAAAATAAGTGTTGGATTGGTTGTCACACCGTCAATAAGACCAGTTGAAAATTTCTCTTCAATAATCGTAGTGTCGGCAGTATCTAAAAACAGTTTCATAATTGACGGTCAATTTGTTTGATAAAGAAATTACACGAGAGTGTCCTACGTGTATCATTGTGGTCGTGTTTTGAGACGCCATGCAGCATGTGACCTGGAAAGAAAATTATATCTCCACCCTCTACATCTACTATATGATTATTTCTCACACCCATCAAATCCATGATAGGTTTGCGTAGGTTTACTCCTCTATCTATAAAATAAAATTTGGAGTATCCTTCCTTATATTCTGGAAAAAATACTCCAACAAAATCACAATCATTGTGATCGTGTGCCTCTTGAAAGTCACCCCTCACATACTGACTGACCCATGGTCTATTCATGGAGACTGTCATTCTCGCTTCCACTTCTTGTCCTAAAATAACAAGAGACGGTTGCAGTAGGTCGAATATATCCTCTGTAATACTAAGGTTAGTAACAGAGCATAACTCACCCCAAGGTGCATCCTCACATTGGTCCAGACCGTAAATAAATTGCGTTAGTTGCTTTTTATTCGGTGCCTTAAACTTCCAATAGAAATGGTCGTTGAATATGCTAGTCTGGGACTTCTTCATAGTTTTCTATCATATCTGACATGTCAAATAATACAGGGTGACACGCTTCAGCAATTAAATAATCGCTGTAACGGAAGAGGTCTTCCATAGTATACTCCATAGACGTGTCAGCGTCAAGTTTTACGTCTTCTAACTCTTGCACAAGCTCAGGCAATTCATCGAAAGTAAATGGTATACCCATGATTTTCCACATCTGCACAATCTTTTTATCTGTGGAATTAACTTGTAGATAGCAATAGTTGTGTGTGATGCGAATCTTCTTCATGGGTCAAAAATCTTTCGTCATTTCTGATAGCGATTCTGATACATATGCTGCTGTCCCAGCGGGGTCAGGCACAAATTCCTCAGGAGTTTCTGGAATTTCTACACCTGCTACCTGTAATTTGGCAACAGGTGTCATCATAACGGCACCTTTTTCGGTGTTAATCTTAATTGTATGTCCTTTCTCTACTAGAGAAAAAACAAAGTCGAAATTTGCTTCGACTTCTTCGACAGTTAATGAAATAATACTATTCATGATAGATATGTAATCAATTCTTCAGGCACCTGCTCCTTGAAAGAAGCAATGGTCTCTGTAAATCCATCAGCACCGTCTTGGTCAAAGTTATATTGTACGACCTCATCATAACCCTCATCGTCAAGAATCTTGATGTTGCGTTGTGCAATGTTGACCCAGATGTGCTCAAGGTAAGTCTCGTTGCTCATGGGGAGGCGTGGTATTGACCTCCCTAGTATACCCTAGTTTAGGAGCAATGGCAAGCCATAGACCTGATTTGGTCCGAAACCGCAGCCAACTGCCATATATCCCGTGCCTACGGAGTAGGACGCCATGCCGCTGACCACTTGATTCATGATGTTACCTGCTGTAACGAATTCGGTGATGACACCTGTTGGCGCGGCGATAAACGTGTTATGGACTCCTGACGTGCTGCCAGCAATAATATCATTCATAGAACCAGGCACTGCTGTAGATATACAGACTCTGGTTTGTGTTGGTGGTGATATAGCAGGGAATGGTGTATCTGTTGTGATATCCACAATAGCACCTTTAACTAGAGAAAATTGTCCAGTTAGAGCTGCAAATGGATTGAAGATAGCAACAAATTCAAATCTACCTGCGTTAAGGAATGAAGTAATCCAGTTTGCTTCGTTGATAATTTCACCATCGGCAACATTCTCGATGGTGTTTGCTTCCGTTTTTACGTTTTGAGCATTAAGTTGAATTGCTTCGATACCAGTGATTTTAACTTTAGAGCCTTGTAACTTCAACTCACCAGTGTAGGCGATTTCATGGTCACCTTCTTTACGAGTGGAAGACTTCTGCTCTTTTTCATCCTCAAGTTCTGCTTTAAGTTGTGGACCCCACGGTGTGCGACCAAACTCGTCAGCTTCTGGATGGAATGGAATCTCATCCACTGGATAGAAACCACCAATATTATTATATTTTAGGATTTGCATCCTATTCTTTTTAATCCCCTCTAAGTTATTTTTATACTTATTATCTACAGCGTCATTTTGTGAATTAACGTCGGTAGACAGTCCTTTAGCGACTTTATCAGGGTTTTTCTTGAAAGTATCCGAATTGGTAGTATTAGCAGTAACGTTTGTGTCTGCTTTTTTGAGTGCACCACCTGAAGTTTTATCTGGAGACTTGGAGCTACCCGACGATTTAGATTGTGGACCGTTTGATGAGTGGTCGTTTTTAGCTCCAGTTACCTCTTCATGGTAGTTACCCATGACTTTTAGATAGAAGTCTCCTTCTACTGTCAAGACATAGTTACCTTTAATAGTTTCACACTTATCCTTAGCAATGATTTTTGTCTCATTGTTTGGGACATTTGTGTGACGATTACCATAGGAATCTTCTAATGATGATACACCACCTGGTCCAGAGATAATCTTCTTTTCTTTACCAGGCGTTGCATCAAATATTTCTTTTGCACCATTCAGATGCATCTGAGTTTCTTGCAGGAATGGATTGATACCACTAAACAGGTTATCAATAAAACTTCCACCTTGCAGTGCAGTCTTACCGCTATATGCGTCTTCTACATTTTTCTCATATGGTGTGCCAGCGATAGCATCATTTACATTATCACAATCGGTTGTACCGATAAGTGGATACCATCGTTTAGCTCGCGGTCGTTTAATCTTTCGTCCACAGTCTTTCTTAAAGAGAAGACCAAGAATCATTTTAATGATAGAAATCAAACTACCCCAGTCTAGTTTAGTGAAGTCAACTTCAAAAATTGATTGCACCGACTTTCCTAGACTCCTAGCAGCACCCGCTGCTTTCTTTGCAATAGAGATAGCAGATAATACATCACCAGCAACATTCTTAACTCTATCCATTGCCTTGGTAATACCATCAAGGATACGACCAGTAACCTTTTTAACAGCATCGCCAATAGCATTAGATATAACTTTGGCTATTTTGTTCACAGCAAAGCTGGCCATTTGGTTGGCAAAGTTAACCGTGTCCGATAATGCTGCTTGGACTAACCCCAACCACATTGGAGTTTCCATACAGAAGATAGCAAAAATCTCCTGCACAAGTGATAGGATTGCATTAACAACGCCAAGTGGAATAAACTTGGAGATAATTTTAACCAGTGCGTTGATAACCTCTGCAATAATCTTTGCGAGTAATTCTTTTAGTGGTGCAAGGATACCAGCAATACCACCAGAAAGGAAGTTACAAAGTTTTCCAAGGTGCTCTTTTACTTTATCACCAGCAAGTTTCATACCATTGACAAGGGATACCACACCCTTCTCAGCTCTACCTAGTGAAGCTGACATCTCACCAAGCTCAGTGAGCATACGCTCTAGGTCAACTTCAAAACCATCACCACCTGGTCCACCAACACCGTCAGCAACACTTTGACCAGAGATAGGTGGTTTGATAGGGTTGGTAACAGCATTACCTGGCAGCAATTGCTCAGCAGTAGAGATACTACCACGCGATTCTTCTATATCACCAGTTGCTGTCGATGGTGTTTTAGTCTGCAACTTAGTAAATGGTCCACCACCAAGTCTAAGATTACCTGCCATATCTTGTTGGGCAGGAGTTTTAGTTGCCTGTTTGTTAGCAGACTCTTCATCTGCAATAACAGTACGCTTGGTATCATCATCCAGCTCTCTAAATCCTCTGAATGCACCAAGTACACAAGGCATCTGTGCTTCATCCCCATCAAGGAAGAAACCAATAACCATTGCGCCAGGTTGCAACTCAGTAGTTGAGCCAGCGTTTTTAGTTTGTGGTTTATCTGAAGGTAGAAGGACTGTAGCCCAAGGAAGGTCTTCAGTCTTTAGTGTGTTTGTATATGCCTCTTCTGCTCCTTCACCAGTATACCAACCGATTACACGCACTTGTACACGACCCAGTTGGGAAGGGTCTTGGTTGTTCTCAACCTCACCAATCCACCAAGTGTATCCGTCTCTACCTAAGAAATCTGAGCGTGTTCTCGCCATTATATTAATGTGTTGTAATCTTATTTATCAACAGGGACAAAGAGAAATTCTCCTTCCTCTGGAGGTTTGCCCCATAGTTGTTTTCCAGTATTTATGTCGATACCTTGGTCCATGGACCTATAGTCATAACCATTAAATCTGATAGTAGATACGCAACGGGAGTCACGGATAACACAGTCACCCTTACCAGTCCACCAGTTGCCATCATATTCCCATGTAAAAGGGCAAGAATCAGCATTATGGGTATAACTGAAGACATCAGTAGAGACTGTAGTCTCTGTCTGGTTTGTCATTCTATATCTGACCCAGTTGTATGCGTTTTCCTCGCCCTTATATTTGTACCAAGACTTTGCTTCTATAATGCCGCTTGATACTTGCCATATTTTTATATCAATCTGTGGCCATCGGGCAGGATTTGACATCGCCTGCCTTTGATTTCGATAGTATCCACAAATCAGTTCCTCAAAGTTATTCATTTCAACCCTTACATGGTTATTATAATATAATTATTTCTTTTTTGTCAATCTTCGTAAACTAAGCACTCAGGTTCTGAGGGATTCTGGTCACAAAATAGTTCGATTGGATTAGGGTCATGATGGTCACCTGCTTCAATCTCTTTCTTGTGATGCTCTGCGTAATCTTCCAACTCATGCAATTCACTTTCAATGTGACGACGCATTTGTGGATTTGTTTCTGGATTGTCGAGAATTTGCTTATCCTTCTCGATATGTTTTTCGATGCTTTCCATAGGTTAGTTACCTTAGTAAGTTGATTTCATAATAGAGTCGCGAGTCAATACTAATTTAGTAGTGAGACCTTCTCTGGTGTATATGTGTGTTAATCCTTGAATTAAGTATTTACCACTATACTTCATGTCTACTTTAACATTCTTTCCGCTTTCTTGCGATGCGGGTATCTTTACCTTGACAAGTTGCCCTGCCGTCAGTGCTGTGTTACCTGGTACAGATACTGTCAGTTGCACAGCCTGTAACAGACTATAGCGTCCCGAAGCATATTCGGCAACTGCTATGTTATTAGTGTCTGCTTTTGTGCCATTTTCAGGATCGTTACCTAATGCTGGTTGATTTTTTAAGGAAGGTGATATTCTATACTTAATTCTAGTTGATGTTGCATTGGACAAGTCCTCAGGCACATCAAATGGAAGTTCTTTATGTATAGTATTTGCCCTCTGGAAAATCTGTTTATATGTGATTTCCCTACCTTTATAATTTGTGCCAGCAGGAGCATTCTTCCCTGACTTACCAGTGTTAGTCATATGACTTCTAGACAAGTTTGATAGACTAATAGAAATAGTACTAGTCTTAAACGTGCCCATCCTCATATTTCTTAGGTGGTTTGCTTTGTCTGGGTATGTAATGCTTTCGATAACGTATGCCCCGTTTGATGGAGGGTCAGCTCCTTGTTGGACATAAGTATACTCAAATAGGTCGGTCCCATCAGGAGTACCGCCACCCAAACAGAGTAAATCAATAGACTTGAATTGAAAACCATATCTATTCTCGAAAAATAAAAATCCCGCTTGGTACTTCGATCCTTTACCAGACCCTTTCCCTTCTACACGAGAAACTTTGTCTGACATATAGGAGATGACATCCACTGGTCTCCAGTTAGGAGATATAAACGTAACCTTTGAATGATGCTCAAAGTTTTCTTCCTTACATTTCTTGTTAGGTGCCTTGAGATACTTCTTACAAATGTGCTTTGGAATGTTGTCAACATCCTTCGTACTTTTGCCAGGTCCAAACGCCTTGAATACCTTCTCCATCTCATTGTTATACATCTCAGGAGAGACGCAATGAACTATATAGAGTTGGCCACGCTCTGATTTAATAATACTGCCAATTTTATGTACGCGTAACTTGACATTAAGAGGTTTATTTCCAGATGAATCAGTGACAACCTTGACATTAATAATTTCACCACCCATCAATGCTTTATTAAAGTCAATAGCATCCAAGATAGTGAAATCACATCTTATGAATGGAGAATCGATAGACTCATAGTATGAAAAATCCATGACAATATCTCTAATGTCATAGTTTTCCTCACCGATGGTTTCGATTTCCATCTTAAGGAGTTTATATAACCGTGATTTTCTATCTGCCATTAGTTAAGGTCCACCACATCTTGATTAAATTCTGATATCAGACCAAAGCGAGGCATCAGGAACATATCAGCATCAAGTTTATCTAGTCCAGTAATAGGAATAGGAATATCATTACCAGCGCCAGGTCCTTGGACAATAGGTTTACCAACTGTAGTGTTAGCATCACCTACTCCAGCAGCAGCATTTGTTTCAGTAGCAGCAGTGATTGCTTCCTCTTGTGCTTTCTGTTTGTCTGCCTTTGCTTCGGATTTCTTTAGCTCAGCATCAGTCAATGCTTTACCTGACATAGCATCACCAAACTTCTCTAATGCATTCTCTAGCAATTCCATCGGACTCTTTCCACCATCCTTCTTCTTATCTTTATCCTCATCTTTCTTAGCAGGAGGTGGTGTCAATTCATCAGCAGTTTCACCCTTCTCATTAACAACTATATTCTCTTCTATCTCACCTCTTTGTACTGCAGTTGTAGTTGCTGTGCCATCCTTGCTAGGCATTGCAAACTCCATAGCTGCACGTGCTGCTAGTCTTTGTGCTTCCTTCTTCTTAACTCCTTGCTCCATCCATGCAGCCAGATTCTGCTGGTAAGACTGGTTATATTTGTATGAAATATCTGCTTGTGGATGGACTGATATCTCTTTCAATGGATATGCTTTGAATGACTTAGAGCGACCCTGCCCAACCTGTTTCCGCATTGTCTTCATCACTGATTGTTTCAGTCCATCAGATGCAATAATATTATTAAACTCATCGCTGCCAGGTTGCACACTTGTAAGTTTCTCACCCATACCTAAGAGATTAGGTGCTTTAACACGTTTACTAACTGCTTTAACTTTTACGTTTCCTTCTTTGTCAGCATTATATTTGACATAATATGTCTTGTCATTTAGGACTAGACCTCTTGTATTTTTGTCATCAGGATTACTATTATATGCTTTAGGGTCAAATCTACCCCCAGCTTCAAATTTTGGAATAGTTGTTTTCAATGCTCCTCCCATACTAAACGGCATAGCGTAACCTCCTGCAGCTGCTTCACGCATTCTCATAGATGTAAGACCACTGTTTTTACGGGTTGCAGGAGTATCAAACGGGACAACAAATGCACCACCACCTGCAAATCCTTTCATACCTACCCATTCAGTGCCATGACCAATAAAGGAAACAGATTGTCCACCATCTAGTGATACTGGGTAACCTGAATGTGGTCCTTGAATCCATCCACCAGAGGCAAAACCAGGCGTTATTGCAGGTTGGACTACACCACCTTCAGAGAATCCAAAGAAATTCCTAACTCCACCAAAGAATCCAGTTGCAGCATTTCCTATGTTTTCAAGACCTTGCTCTACCTTTGACTTAAATGACAATGCTTTTGCAATATTAATTAGGATTGCCATAATGCCATCACCAGATTTGGTGAATGACTCTAATATTTTACTGTCAAGGTCTTCTTCAGGGTTAACTTCTGCACCAGGATCCTTTTCGGTCTCATCACCTTTGATTGATTTTGTGCCACCGACCTTCAATGCAGACAGTGGTATACCAAAGATAGCAGCAATAGGTGCTAATGCGGCACCCAGAATACTCTTGAGAGGACCAGGTAAGAATGATGCAAATGTGTTACCAATGAATCCAATAGCAGATACAATACCGTAACCAATTGCTTTGAATGGTAACAGCATCATCTCTCGCAAACCTTTAGCGAGATTAGTAACTTCTGCAATAGTTGTTGCAACAAATGCAATAGGACCAGCAGTTAACTGACCACCGTCTGCCATTTCAGGCACACGTACAGGGATATCAACAGGTCCACCACGTGCTTTTGACTTTGCTTCTATTGCTTTACCATCTTTACCCTTCTTATTCTTCTTAGGAGTAAAGAATTTAAGCACAGCAGTTAGTGCTTTGATACCTAGGAATAGAGGTGCAAACGCAACCTGAATACCAATTCCCAGTATCTTAGTAATCAGTGGCAGATGTGGCTCAACAGCATCTAAGATACCATTCATGAAGCCACCAAGTGCTTCAAAAAATCCCTTGAATGTTTCTTTAATAGGTGCCATCACACTATTAAAGACATCACCAATCATGGTGAAGAATCTACCAATAGGTTTGGTAATAGGTTCTAGTAACTTACCTATACCTTGCCCTGCTTTACCTCCTACGGCTGCTCCAGCAGCACCTAGAAGCATACCCATGCCAGGTACACCAGTCGCAGCACCTATCTGTGCACCTATCGCTTGACCAGCACCAGCACCTACACCAGCACCCAGTACTTCAGACGTGCTACCACCCTGTGAGCTGACCAGCATAGCTGCAGCACTACCAGCACCCAGTGCCATTCCTATCTTGGCAAACTTATTGCGAGAGAATGCTCGCATCTTGCCCATCATCTTACCAGCCTTAAACATGCCCATGACGGACTTGCCTAAGGTGCCAATCACCCATGCAAATGCTCTAACAGTCCCGATAGGATTCTTCAGGAACATCATGCCCACAAATAGTGGAGCAGCACTTAAAACAAACTGTATAGCACCTAAGAATCCTTTGATTGAGATAGGATTTTCTAGGAATGAAATCAGTCCATCAAGTGCAGACCCTGCAAGGAATGATGTAATCTTAAATATTGCCTTACCAAATGCTTGTAATGTTTTAGCAAGTGCCTGAATCTTCTCAGGATTATTTGCTAACCAATCGAGCACACCAAATGCCACGATTGCAGTAAGGAAAAACTTTGCTAATCTTGCTAGACCAGAGAATAATCCACCCGCTGCTTTCTTTGTGCTTTCTTTGAATTGCTCTCTTATCTTTTTGAATAGACCACCCTTCTCAGAATTTTCCTCAGACTCATCTCTTTCTTCTTTCTTACGGCGTCTATCTTCTTCCTTTACCTTTAATTTCTCCCTCTGTGTCTCCTCTTTAGTAGCGTCTTTCTGGACCTTTATAATCTTGTTAGCTGATTCAATTTGCCTTGCAACTTGAATCTTCATTGCTTCGGTCATACCCTCCACTTGGAGTGCAATGCTATTCATAGTTGAGCCAAGGGAATTCATACCCTTTGTAATGGCAGCAAAACCATTACCCATATCTGCTTCCAAATCACCTATAGCTTTTGCTGCAGAGAGTGGAGTATACTTTTTGGCACCACCAGTTGTGCCTTTATAAGATATCATCTTATAAAGATTTGCTCTAGGCACCTTTACTTGTGGTTTAGTATCTGCCATTTAGTGTTTACCCGTGAGGATAGGCGAAGGTTTGCTGAAGACAGGGAATCCCTTACCTCCGCTAGTATTATTTATTACTGGTTGGACAACTGTTTTGGTTACAACAATAGGAACTATATCGCCAGACATCTCTTCATCTTGCATCTTCTCTGCCTTTTTCTTAAAGACTTCTTGAGCGTTTTGATTATTCTTTTCAACTTTTTCTGTAGGTGTAATCTGCTCTAAGTCCACGGTGCCCATGCCCGTCGTTTCAGGTGGTGGGCTAGCGGTCTCAACATCAACATTGCCAGCTAATATGTTGAGTGCTTTCTCTAACTGCTCAAATGCACCCATCAAGTTTTCCATGGGTGTCTTCTTAACTTTTACTTCCTCCTCTTCTTCTCCACCCGCAGTGCTGCCGCTAGATCCTGCAGGGGCTAAATCGTTTGATTCATCACTTTCCTTATTACTTCTAGTACCACTAGTACCACCAGAGGTAGCTTTCCCCATGGAAATATAATTAATAAACTTTTCATGCAATGCTTTAGGTGCATTCATGTGCAAGTGCCATGAGCCTTCTGTAGCAGTATCACCTTGACCACCAATGATTGTGCCTGCCTTAACTACATCTCCAACCTTAAAATTCCCCATAGAATGTAAGTGGGAGAATTGCATCATACCTTCTGCAGTCTTAATAACCACAGTATTACCATAACCATTAGCAACTGCTGTGGGGTCTCTATATAAGATTTTACCCTCTAGTGGTGTTGGAATTGCTACGTCAATACCTGAGGAAGGCCATGGGTCTCCACTTGCTTGGTTACTAAAGTTATAATCCTTTTGGAATCCAATGATAGGACCAGCATATCCTTTCTCACCGCCAGGATCCCTATGGTGTGGTGCAAAGTCTCCATAACTATGCATTTTACCCATAGCATGTTTAATATTATCACCACCAGTAGGTCCAGTACTGTATATTGCTTTAATTTTACCACCAGCGGCACGCTCTTCCTTTCTTTTTCTAGTGTGGACTTCCTTCTCAACAGTCCCGATATCTCTTTTCTTTTCTTCTCCTTTGTAGATTCCACCTTTCGCCATTTGTGCCAAGAATTGCTTAGCATAGTCTATTCTAGGACCATCATGGTGGACACCTGCACGCTCCCAATGCTTTCTAAACCAGACTGCTGCAGCTGAAACATCAGTCATGCTAGAGAATTCTGAGCCCAATGGCTCAGGACCCTTCATCTCTTGGACAGCAAACTTCCAGTTATCCTCGTTTGTTGGAATCTTATCGTAGTTACCGCCGTATGATTTAATAAACTTATCGTATCTATCTCCAGGCGCAGCGTTTGTCCACTGTGCCCATCCATATCCCTTACCAACTGTGCCCTTAGGCCATGGTTTTGAGTTTTGTCCGAAAGGTCCACCTTCTCTAATGCCAGGAACAAACCCTGCTGATTCATGTGCAAAGTTACCAGCGATTGCCGCCGCTGCTTCCTTTGTAATGCCCAATTCATTCTTGAAATTCTTGGCAATAGCTACGCCCTTTTTCTGGACGCTACCACTATTTGCATCACCAGAGAAACTGCCTACTGATGCACTAGAAGAATCGCCACTGCTACTGCTACTACTGCTAGAAGAGCTGCTATTCTTTTTCTTTGTTTTCTCCTCAGGGATAATTGAATAAAGGACATTCATCAATGCCTTACGGAAGTCTTCGCGATATACCTTTTCAAGTTTTCTCTTTGCTACTACTGACTTCTCAACAGTCTTTTCTACCTTCTGGTTTTCTGGAATATTAGGTATAGTAGGTTTTGCACTACCAAGTCGAGTGCTACCAGGTACAGATTTACCACCAAATAGTGCTGATGCTTTGGAAATATCACTTGATAGGAAGCTTAATACAGGTCCCCCAAATGGTCCAAATGCTCCTATGGCACCAACTATGGCACCTAACATAACCTTACCAATTTCTCTCAGGATGGAGATTTGACCATTAAGAGGACCACCAGATGCCATCTGTGGTACAGGTGATTTGACGACACCACCTGCCGCCATCTTATCAAAGTTAAACAGGTTAAATGTAAGTGCGTCAGCAATACCACCAACAACACTCTTAGGGTCCATCAACCGTTTGGCGTTGTTAACAACAAAACCAACCGTCTCACCAATAACAGCGAATAGTGGACCAAATATAAACTTACCAAAGTCTAGTAATACCTTACCAACATCCATAAGGATGTTTGCCAATCCTCCTATAAACCCAAATAGAGCACTAAACAACTCCTTAATAGGGTCAAGTATTGGACCAAATACTCCTTTGACTACCTTAAAGAGCATACCAAAGTATCTCTTGATAGGCTCAAATATAGGTTCGATGATAGGACCGATGCTCTTACCTACAAACTCACCTAGGAAACCACCAATGGCACTACCAATGATAGGTGCAAGTGGTCCTAAGAATGGTGCTACTGCAGTCAATGCTGCAGCACCAGCTATACCACCTACTGCTTGACCTACACCAGCACCAACAGCAGCACCAGCTCCTTCACCCATAGCGAGTCCAGAGGCAATTCTCATACCACCGCCAACAACACTGAAGAGACCAGCACCACCGCCAGGAAACTTCTTGACCATGCTACCCATGCCTCTGCCTAGTCGCCCTTTAGCGATACGACCACGCTGTTGCATCTTCTGGAAGGGTCCCTTCCTTGCCTTATCGTATTGTCCTGTAAACCTCTCGTTAAATGCTTTTTGATTTAGGTCAGACTTATATCCTTTACCTGCATTCTTTGCTCTTCTTGCATCAGCTCTCTTAGATGCTTTCTGCATCTCTTTATATTCTTTCTCAGAGTATATGACGCCAGTCTTCTTATCTTTATACCCCTTAAATCTTGCTTTCTTAGATGCCTTGAGCTCTTCTGTTGTTTCTGCAGTTTGCTGGAATACTGAGTTGATTCTCTTAGCATCCTTGAGCATTTTCCAAGGCATGACAAGATACTGCACAGCCCTAAGACCAGCAATACCTCCAATAAGTTGGAATGCACCTAAGAAGAATCTCAGTCCTCTCTTGACTGCTCCTTCATCTTCAAATGTGCCAACTAAGTTTGTAATACCATCTAGTATAGACCCTACAGCCCATTTACCTAACCACCAGGCAAATTTTCCAAAAGCGAACAGCAGTTTACCTAACTTCTGTATACCCTCTGGATTCTTCTCCATCCAACTGAGGGCACCGTAGATAACAAAATACTTAATAATGTTGCCAAGCAACTTACCTATACTTTGTAAAAAGTTAAATATAGGTTTCTTAACTACTTCTAGTCTTTTCTTTCCGTCTTTATCTCCTTCTTTCGCCCCTTCTTCTGCAGCATCCTCAGCTTTCTGTCTCTTTTTCTTTCCAAGCATTCGTTTTAGACGTTGCTTGAAGTCAGAAAATAGTTTCTTTTTCTCTTTCTTTTCTTCCTCTACAACTTGTACTTGTTTGGAAGTGGATGTATCAAGCCATTGATTTTGAAACTCTAAGATAGTCTTCTGCTGAAAAAAGTTTTCGCTAAGACCATCCATAAGGGTACCTTGACGGTTAATACCTTTACGGATTTGATTGAAGTTAACGCCAGTAGCTGACTTGCTATCAATCGGTTTAATCTTGACAAACTTTTTAAGAGTTGCTGCCATTAGAGAGACATTCGATTTTTGTCCTGTTGTTGCCGTTGCTCCTCTTCTTTAATGAATTGGATAAGGAGTGTCACGTAAATGTCACGCTCCCACGGTATCATATTGTCTAACTCAGTAAGAGAATACTTATGGTGTTGCATTAGTGCAAAATTAGTCTTGTAATAATTTTCAAGACTATCATGCAATAGGGCTACTCGAAAAAACTTGCAAGCCCTTCAAGGACAACTTCACTCTTTACCTTAGTCTTTGGATTATATACTTCCAAAGTATAAGAGAGTTTAGGCATTGTCTCAAAAAATGCTTGGACTTTTGCAAATTGGTCCGAATTCAAATTCTCAAGAAACTCAAGTGCTTCTTTATGTGAGAAATTGTCATACACCTCATCAGTGTCATAAACTTGCTCAATACATGCTGCTGCCATCTCAAAGATGTCATCAACTGTAGGATTATCACTCATGTTTTGTTGGATAAATGCATCCAATGATGGATACTTCATCACAACTCCAACTTCTTTATCAAGTTGAATCTTTCTCTCGTGTCCTTCAGGAATTAGCACATCTACCTCTTGCAGAGGTACCTCTACAGAAATAGTAGTCTTATCATCATCTGGTGCAGTAATCTTAAATTCACTGACTTCACCAACTGCCTTAGCACGAATGCGAAGGAAGATAAACTCAATCTCAAAAGTTGCAAGGTCTTCAACCTTACTCTTAAGATTAGTGCAATTCTTAATAATGGTCTTAACTGCCTTAATCATTTGCTTGTTGTCTTTCGACTCCATAGCAAGGTAGAGCAGTTTTTCTTCTTTAACGAGGAATGGACGGTAAGTCACTTCTGTGCCTGTTACAGGCAGGGTCATCTCGTACTCGGGGATAGCGAGCTTAGGTAAGGGCATAATACTCCATAACTATTACATTTATTTAGACACCAACTCGGAAGACATCTGACTGTGCAGGTGCAAATCCAAGGTGTCCAAGAACATCTGACGTATCGTCGATGATTTTGTCTTTTTTAGCACCAAATTTGATGCCTTGACCACCGATAGTGTCAAATCTATATCTTTCAAAGTGGAAAGAGATATTCAATTTAACTAATTCAGTTGGACCGTTATTGAATGTCAATTCAGACATATCATATGGGAAAGCACCATACATGTACCATACAGCAGAAGTACGATTGAGTCTACTATACTGCTCGCCCCTGAATTTATTAGCAGGGTGCCTGTATACAACGTTTGTACCTGTCTCCCATTTAGTTATAATCAAGTCGGTCGTGTATTCATCATAGAATCCAGCACGATTCTCAGCGTCCGTTGCTGTATATTGCATCCAATTCTCAAAGAATGACCTATGATACATGTCTTTAGTGACAATAAACTCAATCTGAGTGTCACCAAATGCGGTATCAGTGGCAAACTTACGTGGTGCACCGATGTCTCTAACTGTGCTAGTAGTGATACGCCTACCTGGCACTGTTACACTATTAGCAAGATAGTTAATAGCTTCATAATGAGATTTAGTTGCCTTAGATCTTCGGTCTTCACTACCCTGCCACTTATTATCATTGAAATAAACGCAAGGTGGCACAGCAAGCATCACGCTAAACAGGTTAGAGCGAGACGGTTCATACTTACCTGAAGTTACTAACTCCTTAAAGTCTAAGAAATTATTAGCAGCCATTTATAGTTTACCCCATATAAAAGAGCTAGGGACCTCGATATACCGACCTGCAGCATTAAGCAAAAATTGCTCAACAGGCAGCGGAGTATAGTTATTTAGATACTCCTTCGGCACTTTCATTATATTGCTAGCATTAGACATAAAGTATTTATGATGGCAGCGGGAAGGATATGTAATAGCACCAGAAGACCATGTGCTAGCAACGGATACCTGTGTGCTAGGTCTTAGATAATGTATGTTACCACCAGAGAATTGCAGATTCTGATAGTCAACATCAGTTATCAGTGTCATAGGATATCTGTCATAGTAAGGTAGTTTTGGAGTTGCAGCACCATAACCATAGAAAATGATATCACCTGGCGCAAATGCACCATCGTATGACTCCAGTCCCCACATGAGTTGACTGCGATACCACTCTTTTGACTGTTTCTTGCCTCCTGCAAGGTCTTTAACATCTGAGAATATACTCACACGTTTAACTCCTTTTCTGTGAGAATGAGAAATTTCATGTTACGGTCTTTACAGTATTCAGTCGCTGCTTTCCATTTTGCCTGATTGACACCGTAAGTCTTTACCTCCGTTATGTATTTACGAGTCTGCCTTTTGGGTCTCTTGGGCGGTGCACACTGTGCCTTCGGTTTAACCTCAATAATGTACTTCTCAAACCTGCCGTTTCTAGTCCGTGCTCTAACGTAGAAATCGGGGAAATAGCGGTGTACCCTACGATCAACAGGACTAATGTATGGAATGATAATCTCTTCACTTCCCCACTCTATGACGTTTTCATTCTTATCACACCAGACCATAAACTTTTTTTCCCACAAACTCCTATAAATAATATTTGTAGGGTCGCCCTTATACTTTCCTCTATTGGTTGGTCTATACTTTCCCGAATAACTCATGGCACAAAATCTAGTATATCCTAGGACTAAACCTTTAGGACCATTCTCAACAAATAGTGCAGGTGCAATTCGTAAAAAGAATGCACATGGCACAGAAGTTGTTGATTATCTTAAAATAAGTATTTATGACCCAAAGGAGGGAAATAACAGCAGTTACAATAATATAGGCAAAAAATATAAGGGAACGACGCCCCAACAGAGGAAGTCAGCTAGAGGTAGTAGTGATAAAATTAAACAATCTATTTACCTATATCTGCCCAATAAACTTAGAGAAGGTTATCAAGCAAAGTATAATGGTGTTAGTTTAGGACCAGTAGGAAGTCAAGCTGTCGGTGCTGCTTCTGATGCTATTGCTGGTGGTGGTATAGGTGAAGGGTTTGGCGAGCAAGTCAAAAAAATGGCACAGTCTGCAAAACCACAACTAGGATACAGTCTTGGTGCACAAGCAATCAACACTGTTGTTGGTCTAACTGGTGGTAGTGGTAGCTTAAATCCCAATGACCTTGCAGCATTAACTACAGGTAAAGTATTCAACCCTTATGAAGAGACTATCTTTCAAGGGATGGAATTTAGAGACCACAGATTTGACTTCATGTTTGCACCCAAGAATGCGAGGGATGTGCAAACAATCGTTGATATTATTGAATCCTTTCGTATTGCTATGTTACCAGCAACGAGTGGTGACAACTTTTTAACAATTCCAGACTATTTCCGTATGGAGATTGTAAGGTATGTGAGTAAAGGTGACAGTGAGCAATTAAAACCCCAGAAAGGTGGTAGAAGTGATGGTGTATTGCAAAAACTGATGCAATTCCCAGCAAAAATGGTATTGGTGAATATGGAGCTTGATATGTCCCCTTACGGGAATTATTCGTCTCTACAAACACAAGATAAATTATATGATGACTATGATTATGGTCCTATTGCATACTCTATGCAATTAGCATTCAAAGAAACTTCTTTCCTCACTCGCGAGAGTTATGGTTTCAATGCCAAAGGCAAACCTCTCAAGTCTACCGATATAAATCCAAATGTCTAATTACTTCACATATCTACCTGACGTATACGTTAGGACTCAAACATATAGGACAAACAATAATGACCCGTATGTTTTAGCGAAAAATATCTTTCGCAGAATTAAAATTCGTGATGATATAGAGTTTTTAGTAACAGGATTTACTCAATATACTATTAAGAATCAGGAGAGACCTGACCAAATTGCTGAGCAATTTTATAATGACCCTAAGTTTGATTGGGTTATATTGATTACTAACAATATTACTAATATCTACTCAGAATGGCCTATGTCAGAGCATGAGTTATATGATTACTGTGAGCGTAAGTATGGTAAGGGTAAAGTAGAGGATACCCATCACTGGGAAACACGAGAAATTAGAGGTCCAAAGAATGTAGTATTGCTACGTGAAGGTATTCAGGTGCCTGAAAGTTTCTCTTATAAACGTCCAGATGGCACTACGATGCTAAAAGACCACGTAGTCAAGGAAGTTACTAACTTTGAGCATGAGAGTAATGAAAATGAATTCAAGAGAAATATATACATACTTCGCGAACCTTATCTAGAAGAATTTGTTGATGAGTTTACGGAATTGGTTGGTTACGAGGACAACATCGAACTTGATATCAATACTGGTCATAAGAGGACCACAGGTGCAGTCGAAGAAAACTTCATTCCAGTCAAACCAACATATTCCACAAATGTTGGTCGGACATCTACTATCGAGTTTGCTTCAGAGGCAGATTATGGAAATATTACTATCAACAACGAGGGAGCAACTATTCAAGCAGGAGACGTGTTAGCAGATGGCACAACTGTAGTTACCACTTCTGCAGCAGGCACTGAAACAATAACAACCACCAACCAATACGGCACCAGCAACACTGAAGGACAATCTACTAGCAGTAGTAGCTCCTCCTCTAGTAGCTCTAGCAGCAGTAGCTCTTCTTCCTCCTCTAGTGGCGGTGGATATGGTGGTGGTTACTAACCCTTCTCTTCCTTTTTCTTTTTGAAGTAGAGTTTATAGTATCTCTTCTTCATTTCTTCCATGGTTTCCATATCTTCCTTAAATCCCATGTATTTAAGATGTTGATATGTGCCTTCCATTTCACTGATAAGACAACAGAGATTAATAGCACTTTGAGGTCTACCCCCAAAATCATATTCCTTAAGCTCTCTCATTTTTGTCTATCAATATGATGTTTGTTTTTATATGCTTCCCTTTCTTCGGCAGTATATATACCTATCTTTTCCCACATTTCCGCCACCATATCTCTTTGAGGTGGCGTTTCTATGTACGGTGCATTCTTTGATTCTTCCTGCCACTTGTCAATTTGCTCTTGAGTTGGGACAGTAATTCTTAGCATAGTGCCGTCCTCCTCCAACTCTTTATTCATATCAATATACGTTTGAGGAGTAATTTTCATGGTTTAGTTGGTTTATGGGTTTCACACAGTCTTTGCCAAGTTTCTTTACTTGCTATGCAATGCTCATAAGAGGGTAACCTTTTTCTATAGACACTAATTGCCATGTAGGTTGGATATCCACTTTCAGAATAATACCAAATAGTATTTTTCTCTTCATCAATAATTCTTTTCATAATTTACATTTTATATGGTTTGCCCACGTTATCGGGCACCTTGTCTACATTTCTAAACTTACCACCTTTACCAAACAGTCTCTTAAATTTATTAGCATTGACTGTATTACCAGTGCTTCCTGATCCTGTTGGGTCACCTATAGTTCTGGTCCTAGTATACTGTCCTCCACCAGAGCGAGTATCACCAGTCCTTACAAACCTACTTGTTTGATTAGGTCCAGATGCTGTCCTGTTACCACTGGTGCCAAACTTTTTATCTTGTTGCTGATGACCTTTAGTGGCAGTAGGGACTGCATATCGGGTCTTAGTCTTAAACTGATGTCTTATATTTTTCTCTTTATTTACTTCCTGACCAGACCCTCTTCTAGCATTCTTCCAATTAAATGCTTTTTTATCAGGTTTTTCTGGAGATTTGTCTACTCTCCTTTGAGTCCTACGCTCAGCTTTCTCCTTTTCCTTCTGCCTCTTCACTTTTTGTTTATCCTGACCATCTCCACCACCAAGTTTACCACTTACATTGATACCACCACTGACAGTAGTTTTGGTTTTTCCTACTTCTGAGGAAGCAGAATGCTCAGTGCCAGGTTTGTCAATTGCTTTAGTTACAGCACTTGCAACAGACTTATCAGTTACCTTAGCAGCTTGTGACCCATGGGAAACATTAATATGACCGCTGGTGTGTGTTTTTGCCTTTGCGTCAGCAATACCACCACCTGCCGCCAATGCTGCAGCAACACCAACACCCGCTAGTCTCTTTCTTAGACCTTCTTTTAACTCTTCATCTTCACAAGTCATATACTCGTATTCTAAGATGAATTGACTATATGACTTCATTGGTATTGCACTTATTACTTATCTATTTAGGGTTTATGGTCTGCAAACTTATCATGATTGCCATCACCAGGCATTTTACCATATGCAGCATATTCAATTGCCTGTTTAGACCCTTCTAGACGAATTAGGTCTTTTTCTAGTTTAACATACTCAACATATGCTGGTTGCAACTCTGCTTTTCTAGCAATTAGTTGTTTTGTGCGTTTGGCAAAGCGTTCTAGCAATTGCTCTGAATTTTCAACTTTCTTCATTTCTTATGACTGTGTGCTATACCCAATTCATGCATTCTAGCATGTTCGGCAATTTCATCTTTGAGATCTTTACCGCCAGGTCCAAATGTCGAGTATATACCATACCCAACTAATACAATGGTTGCAAAACCAATAAAAACTGCAAATGCAGCGCCACCTTGCAAATTAGCATGTGGTATTAATGTAGCTATCATAGTTAATTAATAATACCTTCTTGTTGTAACTGTTGGAGTGTTTCTTTGAGATTACCAATATGTCTAGCACCTATTGCTACTTGAGGGTAATCTGCATCTGGACCAAATTCCTGCTCAAATGCTCTTTGAGAAAAATGTTGGTCTAGACGATATTCTTGGAATTCACCACCTAATGACCTAATAAGAGAAGTGACTCTTTCACACTCTTGACTGCCATTAGTGTAAACTACTGCGATTCTGTCAATTTTCGGCATCTTTGTATTCGATGGTAAATTTGTAAGAAGTTTCGCCTCTACTATTAGAGAGAATATAGTGTTTTACTTCCCCATTGAGAAGTTTGGCAACATTCGCCAACTGACTATTTATTGCAAATTCACGAAATGCCTCGTCTAACTCTTCTTTTGTTTTAGGACCGTTATACTTCTCTACCATGTTTCTTCGTGAGTGGCAATTTTGCCCTCAACGTGATTATGGTCAATTGCATCAATATGTGCATGGTCCACGTTAATATGGGAATCTCCCACTACTTTGACTTTATAAACAATCTGTGCTTTCTTACGAGCAAATCTAAGGTCAATCCAGTTTTTACCCCAGTAAAGACCAAATAGACTAATAAAAAAAATAGGAACATCCTGCCAATCGACAGCATCCCATAGTTGTGCTAATCCACTAAACATAATTAATCCCGTTGCCTCCAATCTTCGGGTTTATCACGCTGAAACCATTCAGCAATTTCATCAGTATTACTAAATCCCGTTTTATGTTTGGATGGGTCGGGATCACCTAGTCCCATCCGATTCATAAAATCATCCATACTGCCTTCTTTAATATCTTGAGCAGATTGCCTTCTTGCCATCTTCAACATCTCATTTGCTGTTGTATTCACTTTAGCAAGTTTTTGTGCCCATACCATATCTTCGAGTTTTACCTCTTCATTATTAGCAATCTTTTTGCAAATAAACTCCAGTCGGAGTCGGTATTGTGTTGAGAGCATCTTACCTTCTTAAAATGTTGAAAAACCCTGTGGGTCAAAAAATACCCCGAATTTTTTTTCGACCTTTCTGTGAACAGAAAGTGAAATAATATATGACCTTAGTATTCCCACCTTTCGTAGGGATACTTGTGACGGCATGGGACCCACTTAGTCCTAGTCCTACGCTCCCACCATCCTTCACGATAGTAACTGCCTGTCCAGTAACCAGGCACCCATATTTTTCTATGGACTAACACCTGACACGACCTAGGTTTCCTAGGTCGGTGGTGGTAGTGATGAGTATGCTGCTCCTCTACAAACGGTTCCCAGAATTCTTTCCACGTAAGTGCCTCAGCACTGGTAGGAAGAGCGAGAGCAGCGAGTAGAGAAAGAGCAATAATTTTCATCAGGTTTCAGAAGCTAGATTTGCAAAGTAATCAAGGTCAGGTCCATCGTCTGCCTTGTTGATTTCTTCTACTTTAGCACCGAATCCACTAGGTGTGTTGAAACGTGTGCCAGTTTCTGTTTTGGTAATGTCAGGTGCGTTAAACCCTCCATCTTCTCCATCAAACTCATCGTTTGACCTAACCTGCGGTCTCACATTCTTGTTAAGGACCATATTCAAACGCTCTTCAAGTTTCTCGTAAGACTTGAAGTTAGCAGGGTCAGTAAACTCTTTGAGAGAATACTGTGATTTCCAAATGGACTCAAGTTTTTCATCATCAAACCCACCGAGTGTAGCAGCAGGAGCGAAGTCAGACTTATCATAATTCCAGTAACCACCAATGGTCTGAATCTTGATACGGAAGTCCGCACCATTCCAGAGGTCAAAGGGGTTGATAGGTTCTTCATCCTCAAATTGAGGTTGCATAGAACTCACAATCTTATCGTGAATCTTCTTACCGTATTTGTAAAGGAATACTTTACCTTCGTTGTCAGGATTCAATTGGTCCTTGACCACATAGATGTTGCTGTAGTAAGAGAGTTTCCTCTTCTGCTTACGAGCAGTTTCTTTATCAGAATCCAGACCGCTATTCCAGAGGGTGCGATTCAACTCACCTACAGGGTCCTTTTGACCGAGAGTGGTGAGACTGTTTTCAATATACCATCCTCCGTTACCTTGGAAAGCATGAGAGAAGACTTGTGCCCATGGCAGGTCTTCACCGTCAGGCTCAGGCAGGAATCGGATTACGGCATATCCATTACCAGACTTATCTACTCCAGGTTTCCAGAGTCTTTCATCAGGTCCTGCACCTTTAGGTTTGGACATCTTTTCAATCTGCTGAGTCAGTTTATCAAATGACCCAGACTTGGACTTGAGAGATGCGAATGACATGTTAGTGTTTCTCCGTTGTGTATTGTGGTTGTATTTGCCACCGTATCATGGTAGCACTGTTATTTAGGTGTGTCAAGAGGTCCGTCTCTTGGTTTTGTTTTCAATGATGACTCGCTTGCCATCGTGGTGGATGTGCAACTCGTCGTCAGCATCCCATAACAATTCCTCATATAAATCATTCAGTTTTTGCATGTCTTCCCATAAAGCATTAGGATTCGGCATCAGTTAACTCCTTCTTCCATACCATTAATTTATCTTCCATCGACTGTAAAATCACCATAAGATTCATTCCACCAGAGTATTGTGTTGAAAGCGTGTCAATCTTATCCTTTACGAATGCTGCATCCTCATCCTCTTCATCAATACCATGGGATGCTAGAGCAAGACGTGAATAGAATACCTTTTGTTTAGCAATCAACTCTAGTGTCTTATTGATATGGTCCAGTCTCTCTGCAGGACTAAACGTAGAAAGACCTGCCGACATCTTCAGCAGGTCTGTGTATGTTGATTGAATGTCTTCCAATTCTTCTTGGACCACATCGCTTTTGAAAAAATCGTTACTCATAGGGGGAGCACTCCTCTACTGGTTCGTTTAATGTAATTAAGTTGTTGAGCATCCCATTTGATTTTATCCTTCAATGGTTTGCTGATTAGTTTACTCACAGTCTCCACCTCTATCTCAAACTCATCACATATAGATGTAACTGCTTCGATATAATTGATAAGACCCTGACTATCTTTTACTCGTGACTCCACGAGTGAGGTAAATTTACCTTGAGTCATAAATTTTTCTTCAATTTCTTTCATTATAACACCTTAACGTTTAGATGGGAAACACCTGATGCATTAATTAAACCATCAGGGAATGCGTTTGCAGCAATAGTAATACGGTCCTCTTCAGATGTATTAGGTGTTGCTCTGTGTCTAATCATAGGTGGGAAAACAATATACTTGCCTGGCTCTGTAGGTTCTTCATGGGTAAGGAAAAACTTTTCCTCAGACCACTGACCCCAAGGCCAGATATTGGTTTGGTTAAACCAAGGATTAGGTAAATGCCATACGGTTTTTGTTTCTTCTGACCCATTCACATAGTAGTTACTACTAACAAAGCAGTTAGCATGTGTATGGTCATAGAAATAATCACCTGTTTTATTTAGATTGGACCAAGAGGCATTAATCTTGAGACGATTGGGCATACCAATGTCATTGGCAACGAATGCTAAGCACTCATCTATCCAATCAAAGAGTCTTTTGAATTCTGGTAGTGTATGTAAGTCACTGCCAGAGGTGCCATCAAGTTGGACACCATCCCAAATCCAATTACAATCATTGTGACGATAGTTTAGGCGATGACATGCTTCCTCGACTGCCTTTATGTCTCCTTTATAATAGAATCTATAGAAGGGTATGCCAAGGAATGTATCTTTCATTTAATCGACTCTCGGTATTCGTGAATCCAATCAATCAGAGTGTTGATGTAAGGCACTTTATCATACTTCTCTACGACTTGCATCTGTCCGTCCTCTGCAACGGAAAGAGTCACGAGTTTGTCTACCTCTACACCAGTCATCTCGTAATACATGTAAGCATATGCTGCTTCCTGCACGAAATACTTTTCAAGGTATTCTTCTTTCTTTAGACTGTTGGTTGTCTTGAAGTCAATGACTGCTAACTCACCATCAAACTTAGCAATGCAATCAACACGACCAGCAATGTATAAGCGACGAGAAAAAAGAGGGGCTTCAAGAACATGAATATCAGAAATACGATCAAGAGTCTTACGAGCAGCCCTAAAAAGGTATGCGGGATGACCTTCGCTCTTCTCAACTTTCTCCAATTCATTCTTAAGATAGTGCTCCACGATAGTATGATACTTCGTGCCTCTCCATGACGCTGCACGGCGGACACGCTCAGCTTCAGTATACCCTACTCTCTTCTCCCAGTCAAGTATACCTTGCTTAGATTGTAATCCCACCACAGTTGTAACACTGGGCACCCAGATGTCTTCTATTTTATAGAAGCGTCCATGATTAAGAGTCCTACTCTCTAACTCATCGAGAGGTGTAGGTGTGCCAATAATATTAAACATTAAAATCCCATATTGATTTTGGAAACAAGATACTCTCTGACTAAACCAGACCTTACAATATCTTCGATACCAAACTCTACGCATTCAAATGAAGGCATAGACTGTAGGATTTTCATGAAGTCAAGGACTCCATTACGCTCGTTAGATTTGATAAGGTCAGACTGTGTGTAGTCACCAGAGAAAATAATCTTAGCATCTTCACCGACACGAGTGATAATAGAATCAAGCTCATGGAAGTTGAGATTACTAAACTCATCTACAATTATAATGCACTTGTCAAGGGTGACACCCCTGATGAATGAAGTTGACCAGAATGATACAGTCTCCTGTGCTCTAAGGTTATCGTATAGTGCCTCAAAAGCATTGTCATCTGGCATCTCAAACATATACTTCACCATATTTTTATATGGAATCTGATACAAGTTTGATTTGTCCTCATGGTCTCCTGGCAGGAAACCAATCTCTCTTGTAGGGACGAGTGACCTTACCATATAAACTTTTTCATATGGTGACTCAGGGTCTAGCACCTGTTGCAGTGCAAGATACAAGGAGATAAAAGTCTTACCTGTCCCTGCTGCACCATGAAGCACAAGGTTTTTGCCTTCACCATACGCTTCAAACACAGTCTCCTGATTAGGAGTCAGCGGTTCGACAACCTTAAGGTGGTCCAGATTAATAGGTTTGCGTCTCTTCATCTTCTTTGCTGCGTAGGACGTGGATGAATTGGAGCTCGGTGAGGTTTTCTTTCTAGGCATTAGGTGTATTGACTCAGATTAGCACCAGGATGATTTTCTTGCACCCTGCTCATGACTTCTTTGAAACCATCGGATTGTTTTGGTTGACCATAGGTCACACCCCCAGTCCCTTGGGACCAGTCTTTATCCCAGTCAGGATTTGCATCCTTCCAATCACAATATTCTTTCATAGTCATGTGGAGTTCTTTAGTCTCTCCTGTTTTGGTATTTAGTACGGGATAAGTAGGCATTAATTTTCCTCATCTAAAGTTTTATAAGACCACTCATCCGAGTGTCCTACTGACCATTTATCTGATGTCTCTACTCTATAGTTTTGACTGCAGACATTGAAGTCAGGTTGTATTGTTTTCTCTGGAATAAGACTCATGTCTTTCCAGATTACTCTGTTGTTTGGTTGAGCAGCAAACTGCCCACCATCTAATTGTATCACATTAAATGATTTGTGCTCAGGGTCATGCTCACTGAAGTTAATATCCAATGTAGATGACTCACTGTGACACGAATCTATTGTAAACAAGTAGGTGCCAGCGTGCATCTTTTTGTCCTTACCAAAGAAAGAGCAACGTCCTAGGAGTGGTTTCTGAATGACAGTTATATTATAGTCGAAACAATCCCACAACTGTAGTGTATCAAGGGATAGGTCTTCATCTAACTCTGTCTTCCATACGAATGCAGACAAAGGTAGTTTGTCAAACAATGCACCATACTCTGTCAACATAGTCTCAAAGTATAATGCTTTACCTTCTACACTCTTAACTGATATCCATATGCCAGGTGTAAATTCTCCATGACCTTTCTTTAGGTCGTAGAGATATTCCTTACGGACATACACATTAGTTGGGGGTAGATTATGTACTAAGAAACTCATTCTATAGTTAGATTCAACACTTCAAAAATTTTATTGGAGGTTTCGGTTATCTTAACCATCTGCTCCGTCATCATTCTGTATCCATTACCAACGTATACCTGTCCAGAGACTACAGATACTGTAGCGATACCCCAGAAGATATAATACCATCTAGATTTTACTTGTGCTCTTAGTTTGGTAGTCATTAGTCAATACGCAACGCAGGTTGCAAGCAATCAGCATAGTCATCATCACATTTACAGTCATCCTCAGGACACCAGTCCATTGCCTTAGCAACGATAGGAAACTGACAGATGAAGTGCTGCTTACAGAGGTCTGCAACCTCCATGTGCTCTTTCTGTGTGCCGTTAGCAGTCCTCAGGGTGATGTAATGCAACCAAGATCTAACTGAGCCTGTCATATAGATACGTGTTGGTGTTGCCAATGGAAGCACAGCACGTGCACACTCCTTAGCAATACCTTCATCTAGCATCTCTTTATAGAGGTGTTGTGCTTGGAAGAAGTGCTCCTCTATCTTACCCTCAAACTTCAGTTTAGTATCGTGGTCGATGTCATCAATACTATTCTGTCTATTCTTGGAGTCTTGTCTCCTCAAATCAGGCAGAGGAATATCACCAAGCATACCTGCATCAGCATACCGCTGTGAGAATTCTTGATATGTGAATGAGCGATGCCTCAAAATCTGAGCACCGATTGCCCTGCTAGTGTTGATTTCAAGGGTCATGTACGCCTGCTCAAAGACGCTCCAGTGACCATGTTTAATACAATACTTAAGAAGACCCTCTACCTTAGGGTTTTCTTGGTTGTTGGGGTTGCTTACACGAGCAACATATCCCATAGTTTTTTCAGCGTCAGGTGTGACACTGACTAAGCATACTTTAGTCATTAGTTATTCCAGTGGCGGATTACACCCGCAGTAATAAAACAATTAGTAACCAGATAAGAAAAGAATATTAAGCTTCTTACTATAACAATGTAATTGTCATATCGTTTGGTCCTCTCATCAGAGAAACTACCTAACGCATACTTCCATATTCTCCATAGTCTAGTCATCCTTCATAGTCATGAAATTTTAATTTAACTTGAGGTGGGTCTTCAAAAAGAATATCTCCACCCTCTTGGACGGTAGAGTATTCTTCCTCATCAGTTTCCCACGGTTCTTTTTCAGTCATTGTGTCTGAAAAGAATGTTAGCAATGATATAGAAACCCATTGCTGTCCAGTATCCAATAGTAGCGATACCGATGGTTGGCATTGCCATATTCCATACAAACATTAGCACAGCAGGTGCAACAAACAACCGAGTGATAGCACCTACAACCATACCACCAGTGGCAATATTAGCGAGGCGTTCTTCCTCTTCTTTACTCATATTCTGTGTCACTTTTAAGTCTTGCTCCTCTTGCTCGGCCTTCTTACGAGGGTCGAAGAAAACTTCATCATGTGTCATTTTGATTTTTCTTTCGCGGGTTTTGATTGTCCTCCCCAAATTTTCGGGTTGACTCTTCCCTCTGCTTGTTTCCATCCGATAAAATCCTTTTTGTATTTGTCATAATAGTAGTCAAACATTTCTACTTGTTTGCTGCTAGTAGTAATATCAAATGTAATATTACCATCAACTTTATATTCCACCAAGTACGCATTGTAGGGTAGAGATTTATCTAGTGCTGCCTCTGGACTACATGCTTCTTGTAAGATTTTCATCGTCCTCTTTTACCCCATTCGATAGATGGAAATGCTTCCTTGACTACTGCCTGTGTGATTCTGAATTTCTTGTGCAGAGTTTTATTCATTGCTTGCACAACTACTTCTGCTTCAGACTTGTGGAGTCCTTCAAGGAGGGCGATAAACATAGTCTCAATCTTCATAGTAGGAAGATTGTCTGCACCGCCTTTGAAATAATAATATAGTTTGCTACCTTCCTTCTCAAGAAGTGTATGCTCTGTGCCCTTAGGTGCATCATTAGGTGTGTAAGGAACGTCACCTTCGGGGATACGAGAGACCAAACTATCATCAAAGTTAATGATGAAGATAGACCTTAGCGTTTGAGTATTGTTATCCTGTAGGATTTTAACTTTCTCTGCCTTGGTCTTTGCATTGTGTGCTTTACGAAGCACCTCAGAAATCATAAGTTTCATACTTAAAAATCAGTGATGTTGTCTAGAAGGTCATTCAATTTGTTTTGAATGAAATATGGATACATCTTACCCCTCATTGAGGGTGTTGTATTCTCAAATGTATTTAGAATAGAATCGTATACCTCCTCAGGGATATAATCGAAGTCAATTAGTGTCTTGTTTCGATTATAATACTCCCTAGTAGTAGGGTCAGTAAACTCTTCTGGTGCCATGTCCACAAAGCGAGACAACTTTGCTTTACCTAAGGGACGCTGACGTTTACCTGAGACAAATGTATCATCACAGGACAGGAAGTTAGGGATACCATCTGAGCGGTCACCTTTCATGATGTGCTCAGCAATGTATGTCTTCGGGTCAACCCCATTCATAAACTTCTTTTGAATAGGATTATACTGGTGGACAAACGGATACTTATGCAACTGAATGAAGTCCTTGTCACCCGATAGGATAAGAATCTTCTGTGCTGGTTGCATATTATTTTGCAGACGGATGTTACGCTGACCTTGGTCTTTGACCAGTGTAGCAATTACATCATCTGCTTCAGCACCGTCTACCTCTACCACTTTGTATGGTAGATACTGTTTCAACTCATCGCGAATGCGATTAAGAAATTCAAAGATAGCATTCCAGTCATGTTTAGATGCTTGACGGTCCTTCTTACGGGTGCCCTTGTAATAAGGGAATGCTCTGCGCCTCCAATAGTTTTTACTATCATAGCACAAAATCAATTCGCCATAGTCTTTCTTGAATTTCCTACGGTATAACCTCAAGGAATTCAAAACCATATGGCGAATCAAATCTTCTTCAATTTCGTTAGTCTTTGTTAGTGTCACCATCAGGTTGCTAATGCAAACCTGATTCATGTCAACAAGAATCATTTCGACTCACTCATCTTCATCATCTAGTATATCATCTGGATTGGTAATACGCAAGTACAAGAGGTCCCTAGGGTCCACAGGCTCGCCATCCTCATACATCTCAGGATGTACAACCATTGCAGCATAGTCTGCCTTTTCTCTCCACTCATCAAAAATCCCCTTGACATTCCAAGATACAATGGAACCCAAGAGGAAACTACCGATGGTTAGAAAGAAGGCGATATAAAGAAAACTTAGGTCTGCCATACGTGCCTCTTAACTATTTTTATTTAGTAACTTTTTTACGTCTGCCTGGTTTTCTCTCGGCATGATACTTCCAAGCATCCTCAAGTATACCATAGAGATACTTTCGTATCTTTCTTGCCTTAGGTTTATCGATGTGTCCATACGCTTCACGCATAAACTTATCTCCACCCTTAATGTAATCATCTAACTCTTGCACAGTGTCACTTACCTCAGAGGCGACAGATGATTCAATGAAATCATTAACTGCTCTACGTGTCCACTTGCTTGCCTTCAGATAATTATACATGTTGAAAAGAAATCGACCGTTGGTCATTGCTTCATCTAAAGCACGGTCAACGATCGTGTATAACTCTTCTTTGTTGTTTTCTACTGCCATCATCAGAGATAGGAATTCTCTCGTAAATACTTCACGGTTTCAGTGCAACCACCTAGTTTGTGTCCTGCAACAATAATCTGAGGGAAGGTGGCACCCCTGCCAAACTCGGCATAGAATTGTTCTCTTGTAAAGTTTTTATCTAGGACAAACTCTGCGAATGTCCATCCCTTACTCTTGTATACTTCTTTAATCTTAGTGCAGAAAGGACATCCTGCTCTAGTATAAATTGCTGTGCTACCTGGACGTTTCATAATAGTAAATCAATAAAGGGGGATGACCCTATCCCCCATTGTTTATATTATGTATCAGAAGGAGTATTTAATACCCAACTTACCACCGACTCCAAGGTCGTCAGACTTGTCTGCAGTAAGGAAAGACATCTCTCCATACACACCGACTGCCTCACTCACAGGAATACCAAGTCCTGCTTTACCTGAGAAACGAGTTTCAGTATCAACACCATCAGCAGCAACTACTGCTGGACCACCTTGGACATAGTATGAAGCGGTGCCAAGTTGTCCCTCATACCCTACGTGCACGTCTGTGGTTGCTCCAGTGTAGTCATCACCCGTCCATCCTGCATTGGTTTCCACGTTAACGTAGGGACCAGCAAGCGCCACGGTCGGAGCAGCCATTGCAGCAGCTGCGGCGGCAGATGCGATTGCGATTTTAATCATTTGGTTTTTTCCTCGATATTTGATTGAGTTTACATTGCGTAACAAATGGTCACGCGATGTTTATTTATACCAGTTTATTTTAAGAAACGCTAGAGCTTGTGACAGTTACGTCCTGCCTAGCGACCTTGCTTTTCAACTGGTCTTGTAGATTATAGTAGAGAGTATGCCGTTCTGTCAACACATAATAGCCATCAATGGACACTCCGTTGTCTGTCCACCCGTATGCGACTACCTTTTCAGGGGTTTCGGCATCGAGCAGACGACCGTCTTGTTTATAATGATTAAATTTCTGGTGCAGATTCAGCATTGGCATTCTCTCTAGGGGTCTTAGACATTATATCACGGATTGCTGACATATCCTCTTTCTTAAGGATTGTTTTAGATTCTGTTTCATCAACCTCTTGACGTGGGTCGAGCACTTCAGATACAGCATTCAAGTCTTCCTCTAAAGATTTTATCACATCGGTGCCAGGTTTTGAATCCATACCCTGCACAATACTCAGGTTACTTCTCCAATACTTCTGCATTTTCTTCAGCATCTTACGCTTCCCTTTCGGGTCGTCCTTATACCTTTCGATGATTTTACGGAGTGCTTTTAACTCTCGTGATGATTTCTCTAGGGACCGCTCGGCAGCAGTCTTTCCAAATCCACTCATTAGGTTACGTCATTAATAATAATTTTGAATCTGACACGCTCTTTCTTTTTGTCGCTACACATATACCAGTGAGCAGTCTCCGTGTCAGATGAATCTTGATAGATTACTTCTTTAGCAAACCTATCAACAGCATCCTCATCTTCATATGAAGCTATCAAGTTTTTCCTTGGTAGTCTATATGAATTTGATTCGTCGGGATAGTTAGGACTCCCTGCTCTCTCTGTCCGTTTGTCACGGATAGGAGGCCAGAAGAGGTCAAACTCCATCCCAGTTGCATATCCTTTTCCAGACTCGATAACATCTTGGACATGGATAACTGCTTGCCAGTAATAAAATCTTCCTGTGCTAGCAGTCCTTGTCTGATTGTTGGTATTCATTAAAGAATAGAAAGTGATACCGATTCTAACCTTAGCAGGTTCTTGAATCATGTTGGCATCTTTTCCTTTGAGCCCGTCAAGTATATAGTCATGATAAAAAGTCACTGGTGACCCTATGGAGTAACCTGGTGTATCGGTGACGCAGTTATAGAATCCTGAGTCCTCGTCATCGGTGCCTCCTGCAGCAATATACCACGGAAGTGCTCCACGTGCAAGTGGTAGAGGTTTATATCTGTCAAATGTCTCAACACAATTGGACCCTTCAGTGTCATCATAGGTTATATGTGTCCCAACAAAGTCAGTAATTAGATACTCTTCTAAGAGGTGGTTGTAGTTACCTGTCAACTCTTGGATTGCTTCCTCAGCATCCATTTCATATCCATCGACACCTTCAGCAAGGATACCAGTGTCAATGTAACCATCCAATTCAGCAGTAGATGAATAGGTCCCTCGTCTTGGGTATTTGAATTCATTACTTACATCATGACCACGGATAGACCCATTGGCAGGGAAGTTACTATTGATTGAGCCAGGATGATTATTGTCACTGTCATCCAAGTGTTTCATGCTAACAGGATTACCACCTTCCCACACCTTAGTAGCAGCAATACCATTAGTGCTGTCATCAGCAGCGATATGATAACTTTCACTCTTATGTGAGCCAGGCATCCAAGTAAATTCAGATGCTGTTGATGGTTTGTATTGCATAGCAAGACCAGTAATCTCACCGTTAGGATTAGTCTGCTCGTTAGTAGCAGGATTACCTACTGACTGTGCAACAACATCATCACCATTAAGTGTCACTAGATTGATACTGAATGATGATTCATATGCTGAGGACTCTGAATTGTATAGGTGTAGAGCAGGTGATACAGATGCATTAGGACCACCATTAATAATCTCAGGCACCTCAAAGGTTAGAGTATCGCCTGCAGATACAGCAATCTCTCCTGTAATAGCACTACCAATAGGCGGCCAGTGTGATGCTAACCAATTCTTTTCATAAACCTGAGTGCCATTCTTCTTAACTCTAATCTTAAACTTGGTGCACTCTCCTAGGATACCATTTGTAATACCACCACCAGAAGTGAATAAGAATGTGCCACCAGTAACAACCTCAATAGTCTGAGACTGATTCATTCTATTACTGTATCCACCTGTGCACTTACCACACTCATAGTCAATAGTGTATTGCTCTGTGCCAGCAGTCATGCTTCCACAATCCTGACGTTGCAATACGATATCTTTGAAACCACTCTTAAGTAGTCTGGTTTCACATTGGACCTGTGGATTGATGGGCCTTGTTACTTTCGGTGGTGCCGCGTCTTCATAGACATAGCATAAAACACCATCGAAATTATCATTCTCAGTCCTCCACTCAATGATGTGGTAAAACTTTAGGTCATCATAGTCATCGTCACCATCGATAAGGTCTTCCCAGAATTGTTTACCACTACCTGCCCACTTAGTATAGTCTTTACCACCCTCAGGATTCCACCTGTGGTCTGAGAATAGAATGTAATCATTCTCTGCACTACTAATACCACTACCACGGAAACCAGCACCATGACCATTAGAGTGGGAGTTGATACTAAACTCATCACCACGGTCATAACTATTCCTCTCGTCACCATCAGGCACGATGAAGAATCCCATGGTGCCTCCAGCATACTGCTCAAGGTCTTTGATAGGCACAACAATAGACTCTTGGTCTTTGTTTGCTTTAGCAGATGGCACAATGATGTAAGCCTTCTGAGGTCCATTGTCATTTGCTAGGTAAAAACCTAGAGAGTTATCGTATCCAGCAGCACCATGCTCACAGTCAACTGTGACTCTAAGGTCTTGTCTAGATTTCTTAGGAATACGATATGAATTCTTTCCTTTATACCTTGATGGACTATCCATCGGTATCTCAGCATCAATACATGCTTGATGGTCCCAAGGTGGTGCATCAAACAACCTGACAAGTGGTTGAATGTTGTCCTCTGTCTTACGTTTATATCCTAGTCCATCTGCTGCTGTAATAAAACCATGACCTAAAACATACTGGAAGATGTATCCATGCGTATTAATATATGACCTCTCACCTGCACCAGGTCCATCAGGTGCACCTGGATTAGTAGACAACATGCTATCAGTTTTACTACTTGAATAGTAATTAAAGATAGGGACTGTCTTGCCAGGTATTGCTTCCTTAAGGACATGGAATATAGGTTGTCCATTATTCTGGATGCTATATCCATTAGGAGGTGTAGCACTGGTAGTGTAGATGGTATCACCTGCCACGTTACCAAACACTTCAAAGTCTAAGTATGCTGTGTTATTACCTACGTTAAAATTGTGCGTCCATGTAGTGCCAGGTGGTGCACTACCTGACCAACTATTAATCTTCCACTCACTATCATAGTCTCCACCATCAGGGATAGCATTAACGCTAACGCTGACAGAGATACCACCACTGCTTGTAGTGAATGTCCCTGAGTAATTACTGTTGAAGATTTGAGCACCACCTTCATTACGAATAAAACCTCTGGTATTATTGCCGCTAGTATCTGTGGTCATCACAGTCTGCTTCCACATACCATTCTTATTACGGTGGTTAAACCTCACATTAATAGTAGAGTTACCACTACCTAGACCATGCTCATATACTGCAAGTCTATCAGGGTAACAGTTAGCAATACAAATCTCATTCTTGTTAGCACTCCAACCACTAGGCCAATATGTTTCACATGATGGAGATGGTGGCAACCATTGCCCACCAATGTAAGGACGCATCATACATTCAACTGCTTTCCTTACACACCTACCCCAACCAGGATCATCTTCCTCATCAAAACCTTCACACTTGAGTATTTCACCAGTCTCTTTGTGCTTATAGGTGTCCTTATCAATCTTTTTAAGTAGTCCTAGTGAGTGTAACCTAGCAACCTTAAGACACTGGTCACCATCCTTACCGATAGAGACAGTAGTCTTTCCGTCTGGACCATCGGGAGGGACAGTAACAATAGGACCAGTGAAAGGGAATTTAATATCTACAAAGTCATTAATCCAATCGATTGTATCAGTGATATCAATCTCAATACCATCAAAGTCAGCATCCTTATCAATAGGTAGAGGTGGTAATCCTAGGTCACCTAAGTCGGGATAACATCTACCAACCAATTCTTGAATAACTTCATTGGGTGTAGGGTCTGGTGTCAGAGGCACCTCTGGAGTCCTAGGTGTAGGATTATCTTTATCAAGAGGGTTATCCTCTAGTGGGATAAGACCATCAGGATAACATCTACCAATCACATCCCTAATAACCTGACCAGGCATAGGGTCTGGCACTGCTGCTGGAGGTACAATACTTGGTCGTGGGTTGTCTTGGTCAAGTGTGTTAGGTGCGTTAGGTATGACACCAGGACCGTAACACCTGCCTACAAGGTCCGCTATGACATCTCTAGGGTCTGGAGGAGCAACAGGTCCACTGCCTGCTGGTTGTGATGGTGAGAGGGGTCCAGACGACGCTGGTGCTTGGATACTCAACTGGTCCAAGTCACTTTGGGACAAAGGTATAGCAACACCTGCCTCCTGTGCGGCGGTGTAACATCTCTGCACGATAGATCTAATGGACTCGCCAGCCATACTATAGAGATTACTTACGTTGGTATTTATAGAGCATTAAAAAGACCCTTCTGGATTTTGCCAGAGGGTCTTTTTTAGCGACGATGTGGGGTAGCCACATCTATTTAGCGACCTTCATATGCTGGTTGCATTAGACCGCCGCCTGTATCATCATCGTCATCATCAGTATTCTGATTCAGAAGAAAGAAGATTAGTAGTGTGATAACCCACACTTGGATGTATTCAAAGTGCATTGCCTCTTGGAAGTATTTCCTCAGGGAATACGAAGTTTTCATGTGGTTGGTCAACAGGTGCTAACCAAGCACGAAGTCCTTCGTTGAGGAGGATGTTTTTAGTATAAAAAGTTTCAAACTCTGGGTCTTCAGCGGCACGAATCTCTTGACTCACGAAGTCGTAAGCACGGAGATTAAGAGCAAGCCCAATGATGCCAATAGAAGATGTCCAAAGCCCCATGACAGGGACAAAAAGCATAAAGAAGTGTAACCAACGCTTGTTACTAAAAGCAATACCGAAAATCTGTGACCAGTAACGGTTTGCTGTAACCATCGAATAGGTTTCCTCTTCTTGAGTCGAATCGAAACCCGAAAAAGTTGTAGATTGTTCTCCATCTTCAAACAAAGTATTCTCAACAGTGACACCGTGAATAGCAGAGAGCAGAGCACCACCAAGGATACCTGCCACTCCCATCATATGAAAAGGATTCAATGTCCAGTTGTGGAATCCTTGAAGGAAGAGTAAGAATCTAAAGATTGCTGCCACCCCAAAGGACGGAGCGAAAAACCAACTGGACTGACCCAGTGGGTAGATAAGGAAGACGCTGACAAAAACAGCGATAGGACCAGAAAACGCAATAGCATTGTAGGGACGAATACCAACTAGACGTGCAATTTCAAACTGACGTAGCATGAAACCAATCAGGGCGAAGGCACCGTGGAGCGCCACAAAAGACCAGAGTCCCCCAAGTTGACACCACCTGACGAAGCTACCTTGGCACTCAGGACCCCATAGAAGAAGTAGAGAATGACCCATAGAATCTGCTGGAGTAGAAACTGCCGCAGTAAGAAAGTTCGCACCCTCAAGATAACTGGTCGCGAGTCCGTGAGTATACCAACTCGTGACGAAAGTAGTCCCAACAAACCAACCACCAATAGCGAGATAAGCAGTGGGAAAAAGAAGAAGTCCAGACCAACCAACAAAAACGAAACGGTCTCTCTTAAGCCAGTCGTCAAGGACATCGAACCACCCCCGTTGAGGGACTGACAATGTGCTTGTAACCATTTGACAATAATCCTTTTACTAAACGTAACATTAATGGAGCAAAAATGATTGAAGCGAAAAAAAAGGACCCGCTAGGCAGGTCCAGATTGTGTGTAGACAAAGGATTATTATCCAATCGCAGGTGCAGTCAAAGCAACTGGTGTGCTTTCAGCAGCAGCGAGGTCTAATGGGAAGTTGTGAGCATTACGCTCGTGCATTACTTCCATACCGAGGTTAGCACGGTTGAGGACATCTGCCCAAGTAGGAAGCACCTTACCAGAGTTGTCTAGGACAGACTGGTTGAAGTTGAATCCGTTGAGGTTGAATGCCATAGTGCTGACACCCATAGATGCTGCCCAAATACCAACCACAGGCCATGCAGCAAGGAAGAAGTGAAGACTTCTTGAGTTGTTGAATGAAGCGTATTGGAAGATAAGGCGACCGAAGTAACCGTGTGCGGCAACGATGTTGTAGGTCTCTTCTTCTTGACCAAACTTGTAACCATAATTCTGAGATTCATTCTCAGTGGTTTCACGAATGAGTGAAGAAGTAACTAGAGAACCATGCATTGCGGAGAAGAGACTCCCTCCGAAAACACCAGCAACTCCAAGCATATGGAATGGGTGCATCAGAATGTTGTGCTCTGCTTGGAATACAAACATAAAGTTGAATGTACCTGAAATACCAAGAGGCATACCATCAGAGAAGGATCCTTGACCGAAAGGATACACAAGGAATACTGCCATAGCAGCAGACACAGGTGCGCTGTAAGCAACGCAAATCCAAGGACGCATACCAAGACGGTAGGACAATTCCCACTGTCTTCCAAGGTAAGCAGAGATGCCAATCAAGAAGTGGAAGACAACGAGTTGGTAAGGACCACCGTTATACAACCATTCATCAAGAGAAGCAGCTTCCCAGATGGGGTAGAAGTGTAGACCGATTGCATTTGAAGAAGGGACAACAGCACCAGAGATGATGTTGTTTCCATACATGAGAGAGCCAGCAACTGGTTCTCTAATTCCATCGATGTCCACAGGAGGAGCAGCGATAAATGCAACAATGAAGCATGTAGCAGCTGCGAGCAGTGTAGGAATCATCAAGACGCCAAACCAACCAACATAGAGACGGTTGTTTGTGCTTGTGACCCACTCGCAGAACGATTCCCAATTAGAGAGTCGCGTTTGACGTGAAAGAGTAGTCATTTGATTTAGGGTAAGTATGAGTGCGGGGTATGCACTGAGGTAAGTATTCCTACACCACCCTCCAGTGTAGGTATGAGAGACGTGTTTAATGACCCTGTAGGTCTCGGTTTAAGGAGTCAAAAGTATGGATTGTGTCGTTGTGTAACGACTCATCCTATTATATATGCTTTTCCTAACTTTGTCAAGACCAGATGGTCTTTTCTAAGTAAGAATGCTGGGTAGGCATCTCGTCGGATAAGCGTTTTACATTCTGATGATGAAGAAACCAATGCTGAGCACTGAATTCATCTGCCTCAGGTGCAGTCCCAAAGAACTGGTCAAGTCTAGAATTCACGTTGGAATAACCAGACCCTGCCAGTATATACACAATAGGGTCAAGACCGTGAGGAATTTCTTCCCCAGTAATCATTGCCTGCATGATAGTCTGATGAGCACCAGTCATGTCATACTCCACCTCATCCGTAACTGCTCTCCAGAAGGGAGTGTCACGACGCTTGGAATAATAGTAATGTGCTTCGACAAACTCACGCCATCCGTCCATATGCTCTGACATATTGAAGTTGAATCTGTCCCTAGCAAATTGACCAGGAAGCAGACTCTCGTCCAGAATGTCCATGAGGGCGAGGATGCCATGACCTGTGTTAAACAGACTCGTAGATTCTAACGGTTCGATAAACCCATATGAGAGTCCAATGGACACTACGTTAGCTGTCCACGCTCTCTCGTGCCTACCATTATCAAACTTGATGACACTAGGTTCTTCCTGAGCAAACTCAAGGAAGGCATCTTCTAGTCCCTGATACTTGGAAGAGAATACATATCCCTTACTAACATAATCCCATGTAGGAATAGTCCACTCCCATCCTGCAGACATCCCCTTAGCATTTGTATAGGGGACCATCTCGTGTTTGAGAAGAGAGTAATCAACCTTCTTTACGAGGGCGGTATCCGTGAGGATTGTGTCGTAGGGAATCCAACTGGATTGTTTTCCACCAATAACTGCTTGCTGACCAGTACAGTCGATATACAAATCTGCGTAAATTTTTTCGCCCCCGATGGTAAAGTGGTTTCCACCGACCACGACATACTCGACGTTGAATCCCGCGTAGCGAACGGACTTAATCTTACTGTCAACCACCTTAATAGTTTTACAGTAAGTTTTTTGTAAAAACTCTGAAAATGCTTTACCATCTATGTGAAAACTTCTGTCCCTCGATAAGTCGTATGAGTGCAACAACTTATGACTGAGGGGAAGTTTACCTGCCTCTGCAATAGTAACAGCAGGTTGAAATACCTCAGCAAATGATGGCAGCATCATTGTATACTCTTTAGCAGACATCCATTGATGCCATGTCAGGTCAGTCCTAAGAGATTGTCCATTAGGATAGTGAAAGACTTCACCTATACCAGAGAAATCTTCAAACCTTGAAGAGATTTTGTAAGTTGCCTTTGCCTCTTTAAGAAAAGTTATGTCATCAATACCCATGTAGTCTAGGTATTGATTGATGTGTGGAGTTGTGGATTCACCTACACCAATGGCAGGACCACCAGTAATAATAGTAATGTCCCACTTGGGATAGGTTTTACAAAGGGCAGAGGCGGTCATCCATGCGGATGTGCCGCCACCTGCAATCACAACTCTCATCATTTAATCCTTCTTTTTGATTGCTTTTTTTATCATCTTAGCATACATAACATCCTCTTTGGTATACCAATCAGGATGTTTCTTTGCTGCTTTAATTATTCGTTTACATGTTTTTTTGGTGCTTGACGGCTCCTTCATTTAATTTATTCCATAGGTTAAATTCTTTTAGGAGTGTTGGTGCAACCATATCAAAGATATCGTTGTTATGTTTTGCAAGTTTATCTGTCAACGGATTCTCTTCCGTTGGCAATTCAGACCCAAGGATACCATTACTAACAATATGATTACAGAACTCATATACATCTCTATTTATAGGGATATTGTTATGAATCAAACACGTTAGACAAATCTGTCTCTCGTGAAGTTTACCATCATCGTAACGCCAGTCTTCATTCATAGTGCAAACCAGTGAGGTTTCATGTCATCCTTTACATCTATAGTATACCCTTGCTCATCCATGATGTCAAATGCAACTGTGATTCTTTCTTCACTGTCCATCACACGGTCGGTGCCATGCTTCAACCACGTAGGGAAGAGAGTCATCTTACCATTCTGATTGTCTGATGACCATGGCTCTACAGCATATGGATTATAATAATGTGTTTGAGTGTCACTTACCTGCACACATAGGTGTCCGCTAAGGTAAGAGTAAGGAGAGAAACCATGACAGTGGACCTGTATCTTGGCATTCTTTCTCATTACATTTGCCCAACACTGCACATAGATAGGACCACGCATGGTCATACCAATATGCTCTAAAAATTCATCGTGAAATTTTCTAATGTTTTCACGTAACACTCCTGCATTGTCAAACGTTAGCAGGTTATATCTGTTAGACCGTGCAGTAAGACTATTCTTTCCGAGTCCTGTGCCCCAGTCATTCTCGTATTCAAACTGTGCAATTATATCTTTCTCTTTCTCTAGAATCTCATCCTTAAGTGGTGAGTAATCTGATGCTGTTTGTTTTTCTGCAACAAGATACTCCCAGTGTGGTGCAAAGGGAGTAAATTGCTCGCATCCAAACTTATAAATTTTCATTCTGCTCAACAATTCTCATAGTTTTGGGGTTGCTAAAAGCATCACTTGCCATCTCACAGAGACGGTATAAGAAGTTTGCTTTATGCTCAGTTAGATTAGAGTAGTGTTGTAATCTGACCCAACCCTTTCTTTCGTGACACATTTCAAGGGCAAACTTCTTCATGACCTTTAGCTGTAACTCATCTTATTTAGATAGTCGTAAGCATAGACTTCACGATTGCCTTTGATACCCCATCCCAACCAGCGATAAGCAGGTTTCATATAGTACGTGATGGTTTGACCCCCTCCTTGGAAGTAAGGGAGTTGACGTTGGAAGACTGATTCGTTAACCATGTAACGAAGTTGACAGTCGTAAGTTGAAGGGTCACAGTCAAAACGCTCAGCAAATTTACCGAGGTTATTGTATCGACCTACTGAGGTCCACTGAATGATGCCATACCCACCCCGATGGCAATCGTGGTAAGGAATTCTAGCACCTCCCTCACATATATTGGCATGGAAATTAGACTCCTGTCTAATATTCCCAAGAATAGTTGCAAGTGCATTTTTGTCGTTGATATTAGCGTGCTCTTGCAGATAAGATAGTGCTTGCTGCTCTTCTGGAGAGCAACTATCACAAACCCATCGCTTTTCTGCAGGAGGTGTTTGTTTAATCGCGTCTGCTGCCACTCCGCCTGGTGCTACAGCACCTACAGATGCTGCCAAGAGAATAGAAATCATAGTAATAACAAACAAGGAAAAAAATAGAGAGGGATGCTAAACATCAACCTCTCAGATATGTATGCGAATCTTCTTAGAAGATGCCAGGAATGATTTGTCCTGTAGTTGCATAAGCACCAAGTGCTGCAACAATGCCGAGCATAGCTGCCCAACCGTTAAACTTTTCTGCTTCTGGAGTCATGGTAGTTTTCCTATAATAGATTGATGGATTAGATGCCGAAGGCACCGAAGAAAAAGATACTGCCGCTAGAGACGTATGAAACGACGGCAGCGATGAATCCTAACATTGCAAGTCTGCCATTAAGCATCTCTGCATGTGGACCGTAACCCTTGTAACTCTCATCATATTGCATGGGAGGTTCTGTGGCAAACATATTTTGGCGTCCGCCTTCTTCAGTAATTACAGTCATTTGTCGTGTGTTAAGAAACGTTACAATATTATATAGGAAATCTAAACTTTTGTCAAATGAATGTGACAGTTCCGTCACCGTCCTGTGTATTAATACTCAGGTTATCCTCAAAACTAATGACATCACTGCCTGCGCCACCTTGAATGTGGACAGGACCAGCAGCATATGTTGATGAAAAATCTGTGGTCATCACACTACCCATACCGTTTTCATCGGACAGGAAGATACGGTTATCCGTATGCTCATGCTTTGGGAGGTCCTTTGTAATGCGTTTCATGCCTTGATAGTGCCTCCAGACTTCGCTGATAGTATTCTGGTCGAAGTTATCGTCTTCAAGTGCTTCCTTAAACGCTTCCTTCAGAGCGTCAGTCGCTTTCTGAAATGTTTTGTGCATAGTAATTACGTGCTGTGTCTTTTACATAGGCAGGCACCCCATCAGGGTCCAACCATTTAGTATACTCAAAGTCTTCCATGGCGATGTCCAGTTGCATGGAATTGTCACATAGATACATGTCCTTATAACGATTAGTATAAGAATCAAGTTTCTGGATACGGTAATCTGGTGTACCGTTGTCTAGAGTGCCAGTTTCAACGTAGCGATACGGGAAACGCTCTAGCAATACTACTGGTTTCATGTGTTGCTGTCCTAACCTTGGCATTATAGCACCTCATACGAAAGAAAACCATCCTGTAATGATAACTTTTTCTGATGTGTTGGAAACGACACCTCTATGGTGGTGCGTCCAATCAGCAGGCCATATAACTGTGTAACCTTTTTGAGCAGGAACATATTTGTCTTGGTAAAACCATTCAGTGCCACCATCAGGGACATCGTTGAGGTATGTCATGAAGACAAGGTGTCGATACACGTTGCCTGGCAATGCATTTGCTCTTTCTGTGTGCCATTGCTTGAATCCTCCGCCAGGTGGATACCATTGCATTGACATAGGTTCTACAATTAAAAACCGAGAGAGTTCACTAAATGGAAACCTCTCGGTATATTTATTCAAGACCCCTTGCAAAGCAAGAGTATAGTCTTGAATCGGTTTGAGCGATAAGGAGACGGGGATGTGTAGGTCAACAGATTCTTTGTAGTCCTTGTCAACATAAGTATCCCCATCGTTAAACACCATTCCATCATGAAATGCAATGATGTCTTGATTGTGCCAGAAATCTTTGAGACCATCAACAATGGACTCATCAATGAAGTCACCCCAGATAAAATCACCGTTGTGCTTATCACAAATGCGTCCTTTGTATGCTGTTATCTCTAAGTTATCTGACATAAGGGTCTAGTAATAAGTGTTAGGTCGTTTCCAAGACCCCATCTGCAATCATGTTATCAATCAGAATTGTGTAGTCCTCCTCTACATCAAGTCCCCAGAAGTGGACGTGACGTGCACTCTGGTCGCTATAGAAACGACATAGTGCTTGGAAAAGGGCTGGATACTCAACGTCTAACGCGATGTTACCGTTAACAGCATCCTTCAAAATTTGCAGACTACCTGCAAAACGATGTCCAACAGTCATGAGATTGCTCTCCTATTCGATTGTACCAGGGAGGGGAATACTCCCAGCGACTCAAGTAGGATTCGAACCTACGACCGACTGCTTAGAAGGCAGTTGCTCTATCCAGCTGAGCTATTGAGTCAGTCAACAATCGTCGCGATACCTAGGTATCACAATGCGAGGGTCACCTTCGTCTTTCCACAGAGTATGCTTAACATAATCTACCTTACCTCGCAAGTTAAATGAAATAATTGTGCGTGGTATTTCTGAATCATTTCTAAGTGCCTCGTGTGCAATAGATGCTGGAAAGATAACTAGGTCACCTTCCCTGACTGGTGGTTGATAATCTTCTAGATTACCATTCCAAGGATTCTTAAATGGAGAATAAAATCTGGTGGCAGCATGGACAGTATAGTTGAAGTCAACGTAAAGTATTGCACTCCAACCACTTGCACCATGATTGTGGACTCCATGTGACATACCCCTCTTTGCAGTTTGAAACCACATGTCGGTGAATTCACAACGGGTCTTACCCGTGAAGTCCTTTAAGTATGGTAGCAGGATGTCTATTACTGTCTCTCCGTAGGGTGGGAGACAGTGTTTGAATTGCTCATCGAAGAAGTCAGTATAGATTTCTCCGTTAGATTCTAGCATCTCCTCAGTTATCTGAGGAAGTGCTTGTGTAATTCTTTTTTTAGCGTTGCGCCAGTCCTCGATGGCATAATGAATCATCGGGACGTTAAACATATGCACAACATCTGCTGTGCTCATTCTGATTTCATCTCCTGTAGTTCACGGATACGGTCAGCAACTGCCTCAGCATCATCAATCTCACCTACGTCGGCAAGGTAATGAAGTTGGTCAATTAAAATTTCAACTGATGCTTCCAAAAAATCAAGCGACTCTTTGTCCATGGTGCTCACCGTTGACTACCGTATCATTATATATGGTCTTACCCTTGACTGTCAACCCCGAAATGCTTAATAAACCATTCAGCATCCAACACAACCAGCGGTTGCTTACGGTTTTTCTTCATGAAGAGTATAGGTTGGTGGTCACCACTGTTGGCACACGCTTGGTCGTATGCATCATACACATTTAATTTCTCTACATTTTTACATTCAATAGAGAATGGAAATTTCTGTCTAGCAGCACGTGCCATGATAAGGTCTTCTCCTCCAGCACCCATACTACGGGACTCGATGTCCTCAGGGTGGATATCTTTATGCTCAATGAGCATTTCTCTTACCCACTTCTGGAAGTTACGACCTTTTGCTTTAGCACTCTGCGGTTTCAATCTGCATACCCATCATCGTCATCACTATATCTATAACCCAATCTCTCTGCTTGTTTCTTAGGAAACCAAGTATCCTTAATAGCATCTGATGGTGTGTTGTATGCTTCTACATCTTCTTTAATAGCATCCTCCAAAGAGATTGCTAGAAGTTTAAGGTTACGTGCAATTGCTTTTACTTTATCGTGATTCATAATAGCTCCTAATAAAAAAGAGGGCACTCGCCCTCTATTGATATCACGCTCAGGACTTGCTGGCGAATTTCCTCTCAACCTTGATACCACGATACATCATATCGTGACGGTTGCGTTGGTCTCTCTCCTCAAGTACCTTTGCCTTGTACTGCTCGGCGTCATATTTGACACCTCTGTATGTGATAGTAGTCATTTGTTTACTCCTAAAGTAATTGGATTTTTAGGCCCGTTCCTTTAGTCGTTTGCGTCCCATGGACAATCAGGAGTTGCCTCCTTCATAGTCTCGATTAACTCAATTTTGACTTGGGGTTCCAAGTCTTCATGCCTCCTTACCTTGCCCAAGAATGCCTTAGCATCTGCACAAGAGAGATTGGAGTATAGTAGTAACTCAACCATGGGATGAACGCTCCGTTCCGCGACTTACTTGCGTCCCCTAGGGGATGAACGATAAGCATATGATAGCACATGCTCAACTATTTAGCAAGCTACTTCTTTTTTTTACTCCTTCTCCTGCCACGGGTCGGGTAAGGTGTCGGATGTGGTTGGCGTTTCAAGTCCCTCTTCAGTTTGTGTAAAAACTTCAAGTGGTCCCTGATACCATTGGTCGGGTGGAGGCCAAGAGGTAAACGCTCTATGTCTGATAGAGATGTCATCCAACCCTTCGACCTCTGATGGTCTGGTTTCCATGATTGTTTGTGGTTTGTCTTCTTCATTCCAATGATCGAGCAACTCTTTTGCTTGCCGATCTACAGAAGACATCTCTCGTTGGAGTTTATAATCCAACCACCATTTAGCATACCAAGGTAGGAAGAAATTCAGCACAAGGAATCTGATAATTCCTTTCTGTTTCTTTCCCCACCTTTCTAATTGTTGCACCTCGGACGGAGTGCCGCCCCAGTAATGCTCAAATTCAAAGTGAAAATCCCGCGAAGGTGTTTGCTTCGACATCCTGTTTGATTCCCCCCACAATGTAAGATTCAATCTCAGTTTCCTGAGGAGCATTCTGTTGCCCTTTGCTATTTAGCCAGTGCTGGGTCCATGGCAATGGGTTATTTCTTGCGGGAATATCAAACAGAGGTGCCAAACCAAGATTCTTCAATCTACGATTTGCAATCCATTCAACATACTGTGAGAGAAGTCTCTCGTTAAGACCAATCATACTGCCTTGTGAGAAGAGATAGGTTGCCCATTCTTTTTCCTCTGCAACTGCTGTTGCAAACATCTGACGGACGTTTTCTTTTTCTTCTTCTGCAATAACCTGCATCTCTTCATCATCACCTTCTCTCCATTTTCTGAGAATTTTCTGAGTGATGTTAAGATGCTGTGATTCGTCTCTTGCTATCAAAGCAATAATTTTTGCTGACCCTTCCATCAGTTTTAATTCGCCAAAGGCAAAACTGCAAGCGAAGGATACATAAAATCTAATACCTTCTAAAATATTTACGTTGGCCACTGCTCTGTAGAGCAGTCGTTTCATGTGTTGTCTAGTGCTGTCTGCTGTAGGACAATCTTTCCAACTACCTTGCCACATGTTACCACCTGCCCAGTCACCTGCTGCCGCTAGGAAATCGTCATATGCTTTTGTTACTGACTGTGCACGTGCCATGATTCTTTCGTCGTCTAAGACTTTATCAAAGACTTCACCAGGATCTGGGTAAACGTTTTTAATGATGTGTGTGTATGAGCGTGAGTGAATTTGCTCCATAAATTGCCAGACACCCATGCAACCTTCCAACTCAGGGAGTGAGCAGAAAGGAGAGAATGCCATGCCTGGTCCTCGACCCTGCACAGAGTCAAGGAGGATTTGATACTTCAGGTTGGAAGTATAGATGTGCTTCTGTTGATCGTTTAGTGTTTTATAATCGGCGCGGTCTTTCTGTAGAGAAACCTCTTCAGGTCTCCAGAAAAATCCTAGTTGAGATTGAGTTAGTCTGTCAAAGTCAGGATACCTGTACTCATCATAACGTTGCATCCCCAAGGGTGCACCAAAAAACATTGGTTGTTTTGTAGAATCAACTTTCTTTTGATTGAATACTGTGACTCCCATCTTTGCTTGTCCCGTAGTTTGCGACATAATGTAGAAATGAATTTATCTTAGGTGTGACTTGTAGTGATTGACAACACTCCAACCAAGACTCAAAGTCTTCTTGGAGTGCCTTGCTTAGTGTAACGGTGATGTCAGACTTTGCAACCATCACAATCTTCCTCCGATTCTGCACCGTAAAGGATATCGTTTACAAGAGCTTCAGTGTCTGGCACTTCATCTTTCCATCCGATTGGATGGGCAGGCTCATCGATATCTTTCTTGGCATCGTATGTATTTTGATAGTATGAGGTTTTCCAACCGTATTTGTAAGTATTAAGTAGGTCTTGTGCCATTACAGACACAGGCACTTCGTTATTATTATAATTTTCTGGATTGTAGGACCAGTTACCACTGATACCTTGGTCAAAAAACTTTTGCATCACTGCTACAATCTTGATGTAACCTTCGTTAGAAGGCATGTCCCAGAGTAGTGTGTAATTATTTTTCAGTGAATTAAATTGAGGAACAATTTGCTTAAGAGGTCCCTTCTTTGATTTCTTAACGGACAAGTAGTCGCGAGGAGGTTCGATTCCATTGGTTGCGTTTGACACAACGGAACTAGATTCCGATGGCATTTGTGCGGACAGAGTGCTGTGCCTGAGTCCATGCTCCTCGATAGATGACCTAAGACTATCCCAATCATAATGAAGAGGTTCGTTTGTAATCTGATCTACGTCCTTCTTATATGTATCGATTGGTAGAAGTCCATCGATATACTTTGTACGATGGAATGCTTCACATGCTCCTTTCTCTTGTGCAATTTGATTTGATGCTTTAAGAAGGTGATACTGGAATGATTCAGTGAGTCTATGAGTCAAGTCCCATGCCTCTTGTGAGTCATATTTTACACCATTCTTAGCAAGGTAATGAGCAAGACCAATGAAACCAATACCAAGTGAGCGACGTGCTAGAGTGCTACGTTTTGCAGCAGCAACAGGATACTCTTGGTAATCAATCAACTCTTCCAGTCCTCTAACTGCAAGGTCACATAGGTTATCCAACTCATCAAGGTTAGATGTAAGTTTACCAACATTAATAGCAGAGAGAATGCACAGAGCAATCTCACCACCATCATCATCAATGTGTCTGATAGGGTCAGTAGGTAGAGTAATCTCCTGACAGAGGTTACTCATGTTTACTTTGTCTTTGAAAGAGGAGTGAGTATTACAGTGGTCAATATTCATTAGATAGAGACGACCTGTCTCTGCTCTCTCTTTAAGTAGTGCAAGAATTAATTCTTGAGCACCGATGGTGCTTCTTGGGACTGAAGTATTTGTTTCGTAACGGACATACAAATCATCAAACTCATCAGTCCCGAAAGCGTCATAAAGACCAGGGACATCGTGAGGACTGAAGAGTGAAATGTCCTTGTTAGAAATAAACCTTTCATAAAATAACTTGCTTAGTTGGATACTGTAGTCGAGTTTTCTGACTCGGTTGTCTTCCGTGCCTTTGTTGTTTTTGAGGACGATGATGTCTTCGATTTCTTGATGCCAGATCGGAAAGTGGACAGTCGCTGACCCACCTCGGATACCGTTTTGAGTGCAGCATCTGACAGTTGACTCAAACTTTTTGAGGAAGGGGACAACACCTGTGTGTTGAACCTCTCCACCTCTGATTTTACTGTTGATGCCCCTGATTCTACCTGCGTTGATACCGATGCCAGCCCTTTGAGCAACATAGTAGCCAATAGCCATGTCACTGCTAAAGATAGAATCGAGGGTGTCATCAACATCCACAAGCACACAGCTAGCAAATTGTCTAAGGGGCGTCCTGACCCCTGCCATGACTGGTGTTGGGATGTTGATTTTGTGTTTTGAGATTGCGTCATAATAGCGTTTTACATAATCGAGTCTATACTCTTGTGTGTAATTTTGAAAGAGAGTAGCTGCGATCATGATATACATCTGCTGAGGAGTCTCATACAGACGACCATTGCTGCGATCTTGTACGAGATATTTATCAGCAACCTGTCTTAGACCAGCATATGTAAACATATAGTCACGGTCATAGTCAATGTAAGAGTCAATCTCTTCCCATTCCTCATCGGAATATAGTTTAATAAGACTCTCATCATATACACCTTCATCTACACATGATTGCACATGCTCTAGAAGCGGTGGAGCATCGTCTGGATGCTCTCCAAAGACTTGTTTACGAAGTCCGAATAGGAGAAGACGTGCAGCAACAAATTGGTAGTTAGGTGTCTCCAAAGAAATCAAGTCATTAGCAGACTTAATAAGAATTTCTTGGATGTCTTGTGTCCTAATACCATCGAAGAATTGTAGATTGGCATTCATTTCTACGTGCGACTCTGACACACCGCCAAGGTCACGGCAGGCCATCTCTACCATCTTATGTACTTTCTCTAGATTGAGGTCTGCGACCACCCCATTACGCTTAACAACACTAATGTCGCTCATACTTTTTTCCAATCGGTAAATTTAATTTGTGCTTCTAACCCTTGGTAGGTATTCTTTTTAATTATATCATCTGGTCTCAGTCCTGCCAAGACCATATCATTGATATCCTTGTGCTTTATGGTCTTTGGCCATATAACCACGGTCTCCCCGTTTGTGATTGCTGAATCGAGTCTCTGCACGATTTGTCTATTCCTAGGTTCGTTGTCGAAGACCCAGACCCTAGACCTATAAGGTAAACTGCGGTGGTCAACATCGCTACCACACATAGCAACAGCTTGTCTAATGAAAGTACTGTCGAATGGTCCTTCTGTGACATAAACAGTCTCCTCTGGGTTTACTTGGTCTTGTCCAAATAGTTTAAGTTTATCCTCAAACATAATTGATATGTATCTGAGAGGAGACTTAGGAGACATGGACCTCCCTTGGACTCCAAACCATTTACCATCCGCATCAATCAATGGGATAATAATTCTAGGTCTGTCGTTTTGCAGATTGTCGAAGGTGGGTTTACGAGTGTTAACCCAACTCTTAAACTTGTCAACGTAATAGAATCTACCGAGTTGGTCCTCAGGTATCTTCCTGTCTAGTAGATATTGCTTTGCTGGATGCTCATTATTTAGACTTGAAATCTGCTGCAAGTCTTTTGTCTTATTGAAGTGTGGTTTTGATGACGGAATCTTTGGTGCAGGTGTATGACGACCTTTCCCAGTCATTCCCTGCTGATACTTTTCAAGTAAGAATTGGTCATACAAATCCACCGCTTGCTCCTTTAAGAAGTTTGCTAGGGACCTACCAACACCACAGTTGTGACACTTGTAAATGTATTCTGTCTTCTTTAGAAAAAAATAACCCCTTGCTTTCGTGCGATTCTTCTGAGAATCACCACAGTAGGGGCATCTAAAGTTGTATAAACCACGCTTAACGTGTTTGTATCTATCTAACCTCGCGCTGAGGAATTTAATGTATTTGTCCTCAACGTAGTCCATGCAAGCCTATCTACTGTAGGTAGCATACTACGGTTTTCTCCACCTGTCAAGGATCTCATTAACGCTTGACCTGGCACACTAATCATGAAGGTTATCACAGTGAGAGCACCTGCGATAGTCCACATCTTCTTCTCCATCATGCGGAGTCTGTCATCTACCAGACGGATGTCTCTCTCGCATCCTCTCTTGATAGCGTCCGTCTCTCTGGATAAGTCAGCATGGATTCTATCTACTTTCTCAAACAAAACTTGGTCAATCTTGTCTTGCTTGTCCAGTTTTTCGTTGTGTACAGCAAGAAGTTGACCCATCTTTACAGAGTTTTCCTGTAAGGAGTCTACCACCTTTTCTAGTCTTTCTAGAATTGCTGAATTTATATCAGACATTACACTCGTAGGGCGTCTTGGCGTTTATTCCAGTAAAATTTAATAACTTCAGTAGGATAAAGACGTTTCACGGCAATCTTCTTAAAATTTTCTGGTCGATACATCTTTCTAAGTTCTATCTTAAGTGCAGACTCACTCTTAGAGTATAGCACATAAGATTCGGCACCGTCGTAAGACACTAGGTAGGGAAGATAACCTGCCTTGTCTTCAACCGCCTCACCAATACCGACGTTAGTAATAACGTTGGCACTCTTTCTTTTATATTTTCTACGCTTAGGACGGGCAGTCATGAGAGGATCGATACCCGCATTAGGTCCAGTATTGGATGCGTTTCCAGTGAAACCTCCATTACCTACGCTCATTGTGGGTGCATCTTCATTCATATGCTGTCCAGTAAATCCTTTACGTCCATGTCAATATTTATATGAGAAAACACTCCAGGTATGTCTGGATATTTGTCCAGATATATAAGGAATGTTTTTATAATAGGAAAGTATTCCTCCCCTAGTTTATACATGAGTAATGGGATGGTCCCATCACCAAAGGTATTAAACAAAATAATAAGGTGGTTGAGGATAAGGTTAACCCTCAACACACCAGACTTTAGATATCTCTTAAGCAACCGCTTCAGATACTTAAACTTTTTCATGTCTTCCATGAAGTCATCTACGGTAACCGACTGTGGGTTGTCGTAGTGCTTAATAGCAAACATCAAATAGTTTTTGTCATTTAATTCATCAAAATGCATTACGAAATTAATAATTTAATTAACTTCCGAATGTGAGCGTTGCTGCACCATCAGAAACTACTTCTTCAATACCATTTGCGGATGTGATTTTCACACGATACTTGTATCCATCAAGACCATCTGCTGCAAGACTACTGTAAGCAAGTGTTGCTGTAGTGAAGTCTGCATATGTGATGCCAGTGTCAAGGGATGCAGTAATGTTAGTCCATCTGCTACCAGATGCTTTCTTACGCTGCCACACATAAGCAAGGGTGCCAGGTGTGCCAGTTGCTGCAGTAGTGAGTGTGAATGTCCCTGCTCCAGAAGAGGATGTGCTGTTTGCAGGTTGTGCTGTGATTGCAATAGATGCAGCAGCGTCTGCTACCACAGTATCATCAGCGTCATCACCAGCAGCAGCTGCAGTTGCGTGGACGAATGCAAGACACTCAGCCTTGTGACGTGTGTCACCTGCGGCAGTTGTGTATGTATTGTATAACCACCAACCAGGTCCAGTGATACCACGTGCTTTGTTTGCAGCGATACCCTGCTCAGTTGTGTCAACAAAAACAAGGTCGTAACCAACGGTGTCTCCACCCTTAACTACATATTCAGCGACCGCTTTCGGTGCTGTTCTTCTAACCGCTGCAGCAGCACTAACTGTGCCAGTAGATGCAGCGTATGTTGTGTGCAGCTCAAGCGCAGTTGCTGATGTAACCTCTTTAACAATGTAAGCAACACCTGAAAGCTCAAGGATGTCACCAACTTTGACAAGGTTATCTGCAGCATCAGTGAAGTCACCAGCAGTTGTAACTGTGGCATCGCCATTAGTCGCTACAACATCGGTGCCCATCGCTTTCGCGTCAAGTGTTCCGTAGATTGCCATTTTACTCCGAGGACAAGTTGTATTCCTACAAGTTATTTATACAATGATTACTCTGGGCGTGCCTTAATAGCTTCGCTTACACGAGCAAGCAATTCATCGTCAGCAGTAGTCTTTGTTAGTTTCACTGCTTTGCCAAGAATCAACAGACAGATATCAATCAGTTTTTCACCGAGCTCTGCGTCATCAGGAATCTTTGCAACAGCATTGTCTACTACTTTGTATGCAATAGGAAGAAGGAAATTTAGCATTTGATATCACCAATAGGGTCTACCCTATATAGGCTCTTATCCTGCCATACGTCCACTCTTCTTTGCATCCATATCTTGAGTGGCTTGCATCATCTTTGCCTTCATTCTATCCTTTGCTGCTTTCTTCGCTGCAGAGTCATCGACTGAGGCAGGTTTTTCAGGTGCTTCGACTGCTTCTTTCTTCACATCCTGACCAGGCTCATACCATTTGCCATCGCCATCAGAGTCTTGCCAACGCTTACCCGCTTTAGCAGCTTTGATATGTTTTGCTTTCTTCTTTGCGGATTCTCTCAATTCATCTACCGATGATTGGATTCTCCTTCTTAAATTTTCAGACATAAGGTCCTCCTTTTTAGGATTGATAGTTACGTTTCCTTTCTTTTTGGTCGGTAGATAATTACGCTCACCATTAGGCTTAGGATTCATTCCATCTCTCCCATTTTCTGTAGCTCATCCTCAGTAAACAATCCTGAGGTAGACAGTTTATTTATAAAGTCCTCATTCTTTGCTTTGAGATTTGCTTTACGCATTTTCAATTCATTTCTGCCCCAGTTGTCCATCTTACCTTGTGCTTTTGGTTTCTTAGAACCGCCAGCAGGTTGAGGACCAGCGCCACCATCAGATACTCTGCTACCGTGAGAGTATTTTGCACCACTCATCTTAGAGTCACCAGAGACCATCTTGCCACCTTGTGAGCGACCGTCTTGATACTCTTTCTCAGATTGTCCGTGCTTACCTTTGTAACGCTCTTCAATTTCTTCTTCTTTGACACAGTTAGGGACTTCTTTGTCGCCCTTCTTCTTAGTGCCCTTAGCCTTATAACCATCCCAACACTTGCTTGCACCAACGTTTGCACGTGCTTGCTTCATGCCCTCAAGCATTTGTGTATGGAGGTCTTCAATGTCAATACCGATGACTTCTTCTTTCTTGGTTACCCCAAGGTCTGCTGCGTCACGTGCAGACTTCTCACCTTTCTTACCGACAACGATGTAGCGTCCATCTGCTTTCTTACCAGTGATAAGCATTGAATCACCACCTGATTGCACAACACGACCAACATTACGGTCGTCACCATGCTCTTTCTTTTTCTTCGCGACTGACTCACGGTCAATCTTGAATCCAGCATACCCCTCAACGACGGGTTCATATGCATCGAATGCTTCCATAACTTTGTATACACCCTCCTGTAGACGGGTGGAGTTAGGAAGTCTATCCTCTTCGATAGCTTGTAGAATTTTGCCCTGCTCCTGCTGAGTATAGTTCATCAGTGCTGCAGAGACCAGCATTTCTAACGTCATTGGTTGTAAGTAAATCTATACGATACTATTTAGTTGAAGCTGTTTTTCTAATGCGAGCATTAAAGTCAGAGAATTTAACAGGTTTTTGACCAGGTGTCAGATTCTGTAGTGCTTCTCTGTATCTATCAGTGCCTGCTTTCCATGTGTTACCACTACCGTCATCAGCAGAGTAGTTACTCTGGTCTTTAGTAGTGTCAGCAGCAACTTCTTGTTGGTGACTGAGGTCTGATGGTCCTAACTGTGCTACTTCAGACACATGTTGTAACCATGCACGATGCTCTCCACCGTATCCATCTTTCATAATAATATAGTTTGGTCCTCTGTGGACAATGTTACCACGAATACCACTGTCGTCATGCTCTACAAGTGCACCTACCTTAAAGATATGGTTAAGCATATAGAAGTCACGGAAGGAATCAAAGTCCAGTTTAGGAGCATACTCCCATACAGATTCATGGACAGACTCACCCTTCTTAGGTTTCTTTGCCTTGGGTGGTGGTGTCATGCCTGCGATGACATCTGCCATCAGTTTCTTGGAGTCCTTGTAACCACCAGTGCCACCGTGGAATGAGTCGTGGTCTCCAGACTGTGCATGTTTACGCATCTTAGATGCTGATAGATTCTCGATAGGGTCCTCAGAATCATTCGACCGTGCACCTGCCGACTTAATATTAATACTCTTGAAGTCGTAGTGGATACCGTTGTATTTGTTAGTGAGTCCTTCAAACTCTTTTACTCGGTCATCTCCTACAACCATAGTAACATGCTCATGTCCTTCATCGTGAAGGTCACGTAACACATCAAACACATTCCTGTGTGCCTCGTTGTTTTGTATTGCGTCCTTATGTTGCTTAAACATCTTCCTCATGTGGTCAACTTTTTGTTGAGCACTTAAGGGATTCTTCTTGTGGTCTTGTGACCTTGAGGGATAGATTCTGTAGTTTCCTGAGTCTCCTCCATGTGCTTTAACCGCATCAAGAAGTTTACCATGACCAGCGTGGGGAGGATTAAACCTGCCGAAAGTAATAGCAACATGCTTATCATCAAGTTTTTTATCCGCAGCAGATTTACCCTTCGATGAGGTGGAAGGTTTCTTTGTCTTTGCAGCTTGTGCCGCTGCCTCTTTAATAAATTCTAGAAATTTCATTTACCCCAATCTTTAGCAACAGTGAAATTAGCTCTGGAGAATTCCAGTCTATCTACAAGTTTAAGTGCCGCACCATCCCTGATAGCAACGAAGCCTTCTGGGTTTGTGGCACGTAATCCATTCTCTGTCTCAAGGAATGTCCCAATACTTTTGATTTGTATGAGTTTATTTATGATTAAAACTTTAGCATCCATCAGGTTTTTGAAACCATCAAGTGCAGAATTCATCATATTACTATTAGTATTTAGGTATTTAAGCGACTCTGCTTTTCTTTCCGTCCAATCTAACTTAGATTTGAGAGTCTTTTTCTTCTCAATCTCAGTGGTATACTTAGTGCTAACGAATTGTTTGAAACCATTTGCCATCTGTGATGACGAGGTAGGAATCTTACCACCTCTAATAATCTGGTTGAAGTATACCTTAAACAATGCAGGTAGACTGAAGGGTCCCTTACCACCTTGGATAGTGTCAAGGAATTTACCACCAGAGGCAAGTGACTTCTCTGCAGATAGAATCACACTGTTTAGTTTAGACTTCTCAGCAGGTGTCAGGTTAGCAGCACCACCGATATTGTCAAAGGATGAAGAGAATACTGCTACATTCTTAACACCCTGTAGATTGGATACATCTACACCGAAACCTGCAGACAGGGATGACATACTGTTACCAGTATATGTGGTGTGAAATACAATGCCCATCTTACTAGCACCTACCTTCATACCCATAGGCGACTTAGCATCTAACACATAGGTGATGGTGTTTGGTTTGAATTTATACTCACCACTCATCTTACTAAGTGGTTTACTATACAACAGGTCACCCTGTAGCACACCCTTGATAGGAAGGTCACTCAGATACTTAAGACACAACTTAAGAATGCTACCTACAGTGGACCCACCGTAAAGTCTATCAGCATCCTCATCAGTGTATACAATCTTAGCGTCTACCTTATTAAATACAGACTTGGTGCCAACAAAAAACTTCCCGTTTTCTGGGTCGCGACCACATATAACAGCGGGGGCACCATCCCACTTAGTAGTAATCTTTACTTTTGACCCACCACTACCCTCTGAAAGCATATCACGGAGAGCTTTGAGGAAGTTGAGAGCATTGGTAGCACCAGCAGACCCTTCATTAAAGATGTCATCTTCTAGGTGCTCTAGGTGTGTGTTTTTTGCCATGTCTATATTATAGGGCAGAATGGGGGCAGTGTCGAGTCAGAGTGGACAGTTTGGCAACCTACTCAAGCTTGTAGTAGGGTGCTGAGATGCTTGACTGTGATGATGCATACAGCAAGAAATCCTCACAGAGTTGGTCCTTCTTATTCTTAGGGAGACTGTCAATCAATTCAAATAGTTTGACTGCCTGCCACTTAGAGTATAGGAATGGGTCTGTAATAATTTTAGGGTCTTCAAAGATAAGTTTTAACTCATTAGGTGATGCCTTTGCAAACTTGGCCATACCCTTCTTAATGTCAGCAATTACTTGGTCTCTGTTATTGACCACCATACGTGCTGCAGTTGTAGGAATTTGTTTTGCTCCACCTATATGTTGTTTAATCAAGAGGTTGACAGGACCAAGAGATATCTTTCCTTGGTTTGCTGATGCACCTTTGACCTCACCTTGCCAACCAGTTAACTTACTACCACCGAAAGTCCTGAACTGAATCTTAACTCCAGACTGGAAATGTATGTATCCGTCTAAAGATTTCTTTCCCATTTCAAATCTAGAAAACTTCTGCTCAGTCTTTTGTTTCTTATCAAAGTTAATAGGTTTCATGACTGCACCACCAGTTATCTTCTTAAGTGATACACCAATAGCAACATTCTTTTGTATTCTTTCTTGCATACACTGATTCAATCCTCGTATGCTTTCTTCTTCACCCAAACAATCAGGATTAAAAGCAGAGGAGATTAGATATATGTCAGCAGGAGACCATTTGTTTTGGTCCATCCTGATACCTTCCTTCTTAGATACTCTCTTGAAGGCACCTTCGATTCTATCGACAGTCTTAGACCCTCTATGGAAGATGTAATTCTTACCTAACTTCTCAATTATCTTAGCGGCACCCTTGTCACATGATGATATCCAATCTTCTGTCAAGTCTCTTCTTATTCTCTCACAATCATTCCTTGCTATGTCAGCAGGGATATCAAACTTTGAAGATGCTTTCCTTATATTACTAACGTCAAATACTGTAGCACTATCAGACTTACCAGTGACTGCTCTTACTGCAGCAAATACACACTGTGCAGACTCAGTTAACTTTGTGATGTCGGCACCAGCACCACTTCCTCCACCACCTTTCTGTTTATATACAAATTCAGTTAGTGTGCCTTGTGTAGATTCAACTACTGTGCCAGAGAAACTAGATACTGGCCATCCTCTTGCATAGTTAGGATGTTTTAGAGCATCAAAGTATTCAATCTGCTCTTGTAATAGGGCACTTTCAATTGACTGCTTTGCCTTTACTCTATCACCACTGATGATACGAATGCGGGTCATCTTTGACGACGCACTCATTATCTCAGAGTCATAATCTCTAAGGACTTTGTTAGTGGCTAGCAGAATTTCGTCTTCTGTATTTGCCTTAGCCATATCTATGGTTTACTGTACCATAGTATTTAGACATAGGTTTCCAGATACACTGATTCTATTCTCACCACAGTTAAAATATGGATAGACACCATGGTTTAATTTTGACGGAAAGAATAACATAGTATCTTCCCAACTCTTATCTAGTTGATACTGATAAGATGTAATCTCACCTAGGATATTAGTGAAGTGAAATTCAAAATTAGATGCTGTGCCCTTGGAGTTATCACATAAGGCATACTGCTCTCTCCAGTCTGTTGGTATGTTTAACCAGATAACAAAACTGTAGACACCAAAGTGGTTATGAAATGGATTATATTCTGTCTCTTTCTGTACATTGACCCATAGATTATCAATCATGTATGGATGTGCACGTGCAGTAGGAAGAGAGAAAGGACCAAACTCATCTCCATATCTTTGAATGAATCGTGGACATACATTATTAAAAAACCAGTCGTCTTCATCATTTAGATAAAGACTACTGTGCATATGCCCTAGTAATTCTAACTTAGCATCATCCTTAGCCTTGCTAATATAATCCCACAGTCGTTTAGACTCTTCGGGTTTAAGTTTATCCTCTAACCATCCAAGGTTAGAGGGGATGATGCTCTGCATTAAATGTCACCAGGTGCACGATTCTCAGAGTAACCAACCTCAAACATACCACCAGGATATCTTGCTGCAAGTTTCAGTGTATTGATGTAGATAATTTCATCAAGTCGTGTGTCAAGAGCGAGTGCTGCCTGTGCAACATACCACATGATATCACCCAATTCTTTTTGCAGGTGCTCTTTAGTAGCAGCGTCGTATGGTTTGCCTTGAAACTTCAGTTTCTTAACAATCTCCATAAATTCTCCACCCTCTGCAGACATACCAGATGCTGCTGTGTCAAGACGCTCAATGTTACAACCTGCTTTCTTCAACTCACCGTAGCGATTCAACAGGACATTGATATCTTTAGATGCATCTGAGGTAACACGGTCAACAAACTCAGTGTATTTGTCAAGGTCAATCTCAAATTTCTCGTTGCCTTTCTTTTCGGCCTCTTTCTTTTCCTTGAGTTTTTTATCAACTCTTTTCTTTGAAGCGGGAGCAGTGCCCATCTTCTCTTTCATTGCCTCAGCATCTTTAGGAGTGTCATCCATCTCCTTACGTGCAGACTGCTCTGCCTCATCTACTTTGTCACGAGCAGCACTGTTAATTTCTTCTGCTGCTTTGTCGTCTCCCCCTCTGTTAGGGTCAAACTCATTAGTAAATTTGTTTACATTCATGTTAAACTTTGAATCCGTCGAATGATTGTTTTGTTTTGGTATACGATATAGGATTGTCAGGGATATCCCCAGCGTCGATGATGTCTTCCTGTGCTGACTGCTCACAATCATACAGTCTCATCTTCGCTCTGTCAATACCAACAACGAATCGCTTATACATTGTTGGGTCATTATATCTATTCTTCAACTGCTTGACCATAATCTGTCCTAACTGCTCCATATCTTCTGTAGAGATAAGAGCAAACATAAGGTCAGCGGTAGCAGGTAGACCAAACGATTCACTGGTATCAGTAATCTCTACATTAGAGTTACCATATCCAGAGCGAGTGGTCTGAGTTGCAGACATGATAGGCACATTCATTTTACCTGCCAGTCCACGCAACTCTTCAGCGATTGCTTTCACATAGGTATATGAGTTTACAATAGTGCCTTTATACCTACTACTAGCACAGATGTTGAGATAGTCAACAAAAATAATGTCAGGGGCAAACCCTTTTTTAAGGGACAACTCATTTAATAGTGACTCGAAGTGACCGACGTGAGCAGAAGCAGTAGGGTATTCCTTGACAACAAGTTTACCCTGTGTCTTCTGTCTCAACTTATCCATCTTAGCACGATACTTTGCTTTAGTAAACAGTGGGTCGCTTAGGATTTGGATTGGGGTGTCGAGGAGGTTTGCATCAATTCGTTCAGCAATCTTCTCCTCTGCCATTTCACATGTAATGTAGAGAACGTTGCGCCCTTGCAAGAGGCAGGCACTAGCCATGTGGCACATGAATAGAGACTTGCCGACACCTGTACCAGCGAGTGCGATATTGAGAGTCTTATTAGGCAACCCACCTTTTGTAATCTTGTTAAAATATTCCAAGTCGAAAGGAATCTTTTCTTCCTTCCTGTGGTAAAAATCATAGCGGTCATCAGAGTCTTGTAAGTAATCGTGTCCAACATGGTCATCAAAGCAAACCCCAAGAGCATCAGACATGATACTAGGAATAGCATCTTTAGTGCGAGTCTTGTCTTGACCGTCAGCAATCTTTACAGACTCCATCAAGGCAAGATAAATTGCTCTTTCTTTGCACCACTTTTCTGTGGTATCAATCAACCACTCATCGTTGTAGTGGTCTCTGTCTAAGTTATCAAGAAATTTAGTGATATCATTGTAGATATCTTCAGTAATATCCTTCCTCTTCTCAACCTCAATCATCAGAGCATTAGGCTCTGGTGTTACATCAAACTCACTGACATATTCAGCAAGGGTTTCAAACAATACTTTGTGGTTAAAGACATCAAAGTATTCTGGTTTGACAAAGGGCAGGACTTTCCTACAGTATTCATCGTTGAGGATGAGTTTACTTAGGGCGACCTCTTCAATTCTTAGACTCATAGATAATGTAAATATGTGGTCACAGTGTATTTGTCGTTAGACTCAGCAGGCAATTCAGCGTAGGGATACATCCAGTTGCTTGGGAACAACACGATTCTACCACACTTTGCTGCAATTTTGTAGTCTAGGTGGTCAAAGAAAGTTTCTCCACCTTGGTCAACGTCGTTTAGATACAAAAAGAATCCACAAAAACGACGTGCTGACTCGTAGTTTCCTACATCAATGTGAGAATCAAACTTATCACCAGAAGAGGCACAGTATTTATGCATCTTAATTTGCTCTAGACTGTTTTCTCTTGGCCAATACTTATCCATCTTCATCTCAATAGCATACTGTTGAGCAGCAGCAGAGATGACTTGTAGTAAATGGTTATGCACAGCAGTCCACTCTGGATGTTTCTTTTGCTCTGACTCAATGGTCAGATTGAGAGAAGACATCTGTGGTTCTTTCAGTGTAACAACGTTTTCATCATGCTTGAATAATTCAACAGCATTCTTACACACATTGTAATCTAATACATCGTCATAGATACGAATGTATTCTTTAAGATCCATATCTAAACTCCTTAGCAGCACACTCATCCAGTGCTTGCATTACTTCGGGCGTGAAATATTTGTCAGGAGAGGCAAGAATAGCAGAAGGATAAACGGAAGATTCACCAACAACGACACGATTGCCCTTGCGTTGGAAGACTCCATACTTTTCACCCAACTCCAGTAGTCCGTAATACTTATCCAGTCCACGCTTGTCGTAATAAAGTCGGGTCTCAATCTCGTTATTCTCCTTTGTTAGTCTGGACTTGGTGGTTTTACATTTGATAATATTTCCAACAACCGTCTTACCATCCTTTTCCTTCTTTTTTGATAGATATATAATTGTTGATGCAGCGTATTTAAGTCCA